GTAAGGCGCCTAAGAGGTCCAAAGGGGTACTCCCCCACCCCTTTGATCGTGGAGTTGTGCACACATTGCAACGACTTGGGTCTCGCGAGTACCAAAGATGGACACGTATCAACGAGTGAACAAGGGCAACGAGAGGCATCACTAAGCGCACTCGATCACTAGTAGTGGTGTGCACTAGTGAGGTCATTGCAATGTGTATGCGTGTACGTATGTCATCGATGCGTAGATAGTCACCATGGCCCATGTGTGTGGGGGTACGTAGTCATAGTGGGCCATACGTGTGGACAGTAGATCCTCCTGTATATGCACCAATGTGCAGGAGGATCTCTCGTATACAGGGGTATATGCAGGATGGGGGTAGGTATGTGCATGTGAACAGGAAGATGTGTGGTGCATAGGTAGAAAGACAGGAGGATCTGTTGTGTAGGTAGGTATGGGACAGCAAGACATCCATATATACGGGGTAATAGCAGGAGGATATGTGGTGCTAGCAGTAGCAAGCACCCTGTTAGCAGGGCTCAGAAGTATGTGTGATCTCAGGATGTGGACAACGAATATGTGGGCCCTGACCTGGGAAAACGCAACTAATGTATGTGCGACGTTCGTTCTCTAGTTGTGAACCCCCGTTGTTAGCGGCCAGTGTTCTTCTCGTAGCACCCGCCCCGCTCACACAGGGGGTGAGCGTGCAGGAGCAAAGCATTAGTTTGAAAACTCAACAGTGTGTGCAGATCATCCGCCCGGCGGTGAATTCTGTCTGAAGCCCGATCTACCGGCGCCCCTGGTCCTCTCGACCGGATGCAGGCGCCGACACGGTCACACTGCTTCCCCGTGCACGGCACGGCGGACGGTGACCACGGGAGACGACGACGGATGCCACGGTTCCTAGGTTTCGGGGGCGCTTCGGTGCCAGCAGGACTACGCGGGATGTGATCGGAAGACGCACGATGAACGAGACAGCAAGTAGCCCCAACGTGCTACCGCGTGATTGCCGAGAATCCAGAGGGACGGAATGGCCCGAAGGTAGGTGAGCAACGGTGAGAGGCAGGGGAAGAAAGCGACCCGACAGGGTGAGGTACAACGACAGGCCTGCCGCATGGGCCTGTCTGGCAGTGATCGCAAACGGTGATCTGTCCCAGCAACATCGGCGCGCATGGGTTCCCTGACACATGCGAGCAAGTCACCCGGTTCGATCCCGGGGCGCGCCACTCAGACCACCTAGCACCAACTGAGGAGATTCCCATGTCCTACATCATTCGCATCCTTGTCGACGGACAGGCCAACGACTGGCACCACGACAGCGAGATCATTGCAGAGGCTCGCTACTCCAGCACGGAGCACCTGGTCACCAATGACGACCGCTACCACGACTTTGAGGTCTCGGTCCAGTTGATTGAGTCCTTCACCGATGGCCGCGAGCCTGAGGTGCGCTACGAATTCACGAAGCCCATGGGCGAGTGACCAAGCCGAAACGTCGCGAGACGTCCGTGCCCGGATGGCTTCCGGCACGCTGATGAGGCAAGCCACCTACCGAGGAGTTCACCATGCACGATTACCACGTCGTCACGTTCGATCACGAGAAGGCGGCCGACTCCCTGGTCAGCGACCTGACCACGCTGAAGGTCCCCGACTTCATCGCCTACCCGTTCGAGTCGGCCTATGCGGTCGCCGTACGGATCCCGGATGGCGTGAGCACCGCCGATCACATGGCGGCGGTCAAAGCCATTGCCCTGGGGCGCGGCTCGCACAACGTCCGATTCGCGAGGTTCTGATGTTCCACGTTCACGTCAGGACCTACAACATCGCCACCCGCACGTGGACGCGCGAATTCGGACGCGCGTTCTCCTCCTACTCCCGCGAAGAGGCAGAGGCCAACTACGCGGAACAGCGTCGGGACCTTCCCGACGCCGAGATCACGATCACCGAAGACTGACCAACCACACCGGGCCCACGGGCCCGCGTGCCTGCCGGGGTACGGCGATGGCGACACGACCGCACATGCGGCGCGTTAGGGGTTCGACTCCCCCGCTGGGCACCAAAGCACACCCACAACAACAGGAGATCATCATGAGCACCTTCCGAGGATTCACCGTCGGCCTGATCACGCGAGTCGAGCGCGCTGGCAACCATCACCTGGACCGGAACACCCTGAAGTTCTTCAACGCCTACGGTGGCACGCACGCGCCGATCAGTGACGACGCCGTAGCCGTGGTCGAGTCGGTCAAGTTCGACGACGAGCCGCGCGTCTACCGCGTGATGCTGTTCCGGTTCTTCCCGGCCGCCAAGCACGCCGAGACGCACGAGCGGTGCGAGTCGGCCGCGATCACCACGAACGGCACCAAGTACGCCGCCGAGAAGGCGCTCACCGACTTCGCCCGGGTCGCCCGGGCGAAGGGCGTGGCGTACTGGTCCGAGAACGACCGCTGGCTGAGCCGCCAGGAGAACTACAAGGGCTTCTGACACCTTGCATCGGCCATCCGTTCGAGGGGGATGGATGGCCGGTGTTCAGTGCCACGACACCCACCGAGAAAGGCACCATCATGAGCGACCACGCACGCCCGACCGACTACACCCGCGAGGAGTGCCTCCAGGCTGCCCGCGACGCCGAGCACGTCGCGGCCCACTCCGGCACCACCGAGATGCGAGAGCACTCCACACGCCTTGCCGCTGAATGGCGCGCACGGGCCGAAGCCCTGGACACCGACACCCGCGACGAGCACTGCAACACCTGCGCCCACGCGCCCGGCTCGCACATCCTGCACGCCCACGTTGAGTCCGAGTCTGCCGACTGCGACGGCCGGTACTCCCGAGACTACGTTCTCACCATGTGGGACGACGAGAAGACCGACGAGATGGGTGACCTGAAGTTCGAGTCACGCGTCATTGGCGACGTGGTGAGCACCAACTACCCCGGCACGCTCACGGTCACCCCGGCCGATCCGAGCGACCCCATCCGCGACCCGGCCATGCTGGAGTGGAGCGCCTCTACCGAAGAGGGATTCGAGGCCAAGGTCGTCCGGTTCTGCCGCGATGCCGACTGCGACCTGGACGAGCCCGGCACCCAGCGCGACCACAGCGCCGAAGCCGCCGGTTACTGACCATGGCCACCGTGCCGAAGCGACCGACCCCCAAGCCGTTCGCGCCCATCACCCACACCGTACGCAACTCCGCCCGGGTCCCCGGGCAGACCAGAAAGGCATGACCATGCGCATCCACACCAACACCATCGAACTCGCCGACGTCTACCGCGCCGATGTCCCGGCGCGTACTCAGGTCAACGTCACCGTGCACGGATCCCGCACCCACGCCCGCGCGTTCGAGGTCAGCCTGACCGGCGAGTCCCGCCGCAACAACCAGTCCAACACGGGCAAGGCTGCCACCTGGGACCAGTGGGGAGTCTTCCTCTCCGTCCTCTTCGACCGCGACCCCGAGATGGTGGTCGGATCGGTCAAGCGTCCGGTCTACGCTGACCGCTATGACTTCGACCGCAAGACCAACGGCCGGTTCGGACCCACCGACACCAACGGAGTCCGCTACGACATGAACCCCGGCACCACGGCACCCGTCGGCCGCTACTGGCCCACCGATGCCCACGGTGACCACAAGTTCGAGTTCGAGGGCGTCCGCTACGACAGCGCGATCGTCCACCGATGCACCAAGTGCACCGCCGCACAGATCCGGTTCGCCTGATGAGCGACGCGATCCCCTACTGGGAAGTCAACGATGAGCGCGTGCTGCCCGAGACCCTGCCTAAGGTCCTGGAGGTCATCACCGCACAGGAGAACGCCACTGGTGAGCCGATCGACCGCAACCGACTCACGTTCGCCTGCCTGACCTGTGGATCGACTGCCGAGGTCAAGAGCCCCGAAGAGCGCGATACCACAGCGCTCCACCTGTCCATGCCGTGCGCCGAGTCACACGACACGGTCTACTTTCTGTCCAAATAGCGGTCCTCCAGTCATCCGCCCATCCCATGGAACGACAGCATGGTATGGGCGGGTCATCGGGTCGACCGACCCCACCTGAACAGGAGATCATCGTGAACACCATCATCAACGCGCTGGGCCGCTTCATCATGGCGTTCGAGCGCTTCCTGGAGGGACGCTGACCATGCTGGAGAAGATCGCCCAACTCTTCCTTGCCCACCTGCTCACCTGGGCCGTCGTCGGCATCCTGGGCTCGTACGTGGCCAACGCCTACTACACCGATCTGGAGGGTGTCGACCACCCGGACCAGGTCATGGCGACCCGCCCCGACGCGCCCGGCACCGACCGCGCCCTCTGGACCCAGTACGAGGACAAGTGCTGGAGGTACGAGGCCAGGGGTGAGGCTACCGGCGCCATCCTGCGCGTCGACCCCAACGACCCGTTCGTTTACACGACCAAGCCCCGGCTGGTCCAGCGAGCGATCGACCAAGCCGTTAACAAGCACGACCGAGGGCTCGACCGAGTCCTCGCCTTCTGCACCGACAAGTAAAGGACACCCACCATGATCTGGCTCGCCCTAGCCGTCACGATCGTCTACGTCTTGACGACCACCACCGTCCTCGCCACCCCGCAGGTGGCCAGCCCTCGCCGTAGCGTCGTCTGCTACCTGGTCACGACGTTCTGCGTCGCTTTGGTCTGGTTCACGGCGTACGGCTACTACAACATGCGAGTCCCGGCATGATCACGCAAGCCACGGCCATCATGGCCCGCGCCGACTACAACAGCAACGAGGGGCTGGCATGGATCCTGATCGGCGGCGCCATCATGCTGTTCATCCTCTGGCTGATCGGCCCCAGCGACAGGAACAAGTGATGACGTTCCGCCAGGGCTTCACCGCCGCCGTCCTCTGCATCCTGCCCGTCTGGGCAGGCGTCATCATCTACATCATTCGAACGAAAGGCTGAACCCATGGCAACCCACCACCCCGCGTGCCCCGCCCGCCACGACCCGAACAAGCAGTGCATCTGCGCAGGCCTGGGCCGTCCGCCGAAGAAGCCGACGAGCCCCAAGACCCCCAACACTCCGAAGCGCCCCGGCGGAAGGCCCAAGCGATGAGCGGCCTGCAAGTCGGCGACAGGGTCCGACTGATCAACGACGACGAGCCCAAACTCAAGAGGGCGGGGGTCGTCAACGGTCACACCGGCACGATCACCCTCGCCGATACTGTCCCGCCCGACGCCGTCCAGTTCGTGGAGTGGCGCCCAGACGGAAGGGATGGATTCCGCGACGGGGACGTCTTCAAGGCGAACCGATTCGAGAAGATGCCCACCACGGGTCCCGGCGAGGCCATCGCCGCCGTCCAGCAAGCCAACTTCGAGGGCTTCTCGGATCTGGTCGACGCCGAGAACGCCAAGATGGTGGACCAGGCCGAGAAGGACCAGATCACCGCCCTTCAGGACATGCTCAACGAGGCCGAGGGTCAACTCATCGTCGCCCGCGACTCCCTGAGCCGACAAGCCGCCGTCACCAACTGGCTGTGCGAGTCCGACCCCGAACTGAAAGCCAAGATCAACGCCTTCAGCGCTGGTTGGACCCGCGCTAAGCGCTCCTGAGTCTCACATCGTGGACAGTCACTAGCCTGTCCTCGGTGTGATCCGACAGGATCGACACCCACTAGAGAAACGAGATCATCATGAGCGACCGATACGACCGCCTGCCGAAGTGGGCGCACGAGGAGATCCTTGACCTCCAGCGTCGCGCCCTGGCCGCCGAGAACGACGCCACCCTGGCCCGCCGGGAGGCCAGCGAGGCCAACCCCGACACCCGCACCTTTCTGGACGCCGGGTTCGGCCGCGAGGACATCCCGCTTCCCGAGCGCCAGAACGTCATCTTCAAGTTGCCCAACGGCAAAGTGACCGTCCGCGAGGAGAGCGGCAGCGTCTACGTGAACACCGTCAGTGACGGCAGGACGATCACGGTTGTCATGCCGCACGCCTCCAACGCTCTCACGATCGCTCTGGTGGAGATCCGGTGAGGACCATCTTCGGCCGGGTCCACATGACCCGTGAGGAGTGGCTCAACGCCGCCGCCGCCCGGCTGGCCACCGACTTCGATGACGTCTTCGCCGAGCACGGCAAGCCGGAGATCTTCAGGAACGCCATGTACGCGGCCGGATGGCCGAGCCGTGGCGGCCAGTCCAAGGTGATCGGGCAGTGCTGGCCGACCAGCGCGTCCGGGGTCGCCCACGTCTTCATCAACCCCCGCCTCGGTGAGGACATCGTCGAGGTCCTCGCCACCCTCGCCCACGAGATGGCGCACGCCGCTGACGACTGTGGGTCAGGCCACAAGGGCCCCTTCACCAAGATGATCCGCAAGATGGGCCTGACCGGGAAGCCCACGGCCACCGTGGCCGGTGAGGAGTTCGAGGCTTGGGCCAAGTCGGCCGCCGCCGCGCTGGGGCCCTACCCCCACAAGGCGATCACCGGCGTCAACCCCAACCTGAAGAAGCAGGTCAGCCGCCAGTTGAAGGTGTACGCCAAGGACTGCGACTCCTGCGACTACGTCGCCCGGACCACCCGCAAGTGGCTGGACGACCTGGGGGCGCCCAAGTGCCCCCACGGCGTCACCATGACCGAAGCCTGACCCGTTTACACGACCAGAGAGAGACACCCACATCATGAAGAAGAACGAGATCAAGATCGGCGAGCACTACGCCTACCAGGAGCACTCCTACTCCCGGGTCTACCGGGTCATGGTCGAGGCCGAGGCGCAGATCCCGAAGGCCAAGTACCCGAAGTACGGTAACCAGAACACCGTCACCGGTTGGCGTCTCCGCATGGCCGACGGCGGCAAGTTCTCCGTCACGGGGTCGAACTGGACCACCACCAAGGTCGACACCATCGACGTCCCGAGCCGCACCCTGCTGGCCACCTGGGCCGACCACGTCGCCGCTCGCGAGGCCAGCGAGAAGGCCCAGCGAAAGGCCGCCGAGCACCGCCTGGAGGGACTCACCAAGAAGTTCCGACTCCTGTTGCAGGTCAGCGACGCGATGGACTTCCTCCAGCCCGAGCGCGAGTACCGCGAGGTCACCCTGCGCAACGGCCATGCCGAGGCGGCAAGGGCGGCCGGATGGACCGTCACCATCGGGGCGATCCGCACCCGGCTCGACCTCGGTCACGGCTACTTCGATGTCTCCCGAGACGAGGTCAGCCTGAAGGATGTCGCCGTCCTCGCGCGGGCGATCGTCGACACCCCCGAGTACACCGAGTGAAGAGCAAGGCTCTGCTGATCTGGGGCGCGGTGGCACTGGTCATCGCGCCCTTCTTCACCATCCCCGTCCTGATGCTGGTCGCCGTCGTGTGGCTGTGCGTCTACCTGTCCAAGTCTCCCCAGCGGGACGCGGCCAACATCAACCACCTCGCCAACGAAGGGCGCCACTGGCTATGACGATCGACCAACTCCCCCTCCTCTTCGACTGGGACGACTTCGAGGAGGCCGTCCGGACCGGACGCTTCAGCACCATCCGGGACGCGAAGATCTTCGTCGCCAAGGTGCTCGGTCTGGATGCCAAGATCAACCACGACGTCTGGCGACAGATCAAGGGCGGCATGTTCCCCGAGGAGCGCAAGATGCTCACCGGCCTGCCGCCCTACGACTTCGGCAAGTACGAGGCCGAGCGGATGAGGCGACTGGCCGAGTTCGGCCAGGACCCGCCGCCGCGCCCCGACCCCACGTCGAAGTGCTCCCACTGCGACACCCCCCTGAACGACGAGAACATCGCCCTGCGGATCCGCAAGCCGTACGCCATCTGGCAGTGCCTCAACTGCGAGCGGATCCGCAGCCGGAACCGCCGAGCCGCCAATCGCAACCAGAAAGCGAGCACATGATCAACTCCCACACGCGAGACCAGCGCGTCATCCTGGCCGGAACCACCGTCGTCGAGTTGACGGCAGAGCACCGCATGACCCTCCTTCTGACCGGCAACCGGCGCAAGTTGGTCGAGCGCGTCGAGGCGCGCTGGCAGCGCACTCTGGATCAGATCCTGGATCGCCCGAGCATGTACCTCTCGAACATGACGTGGAGCGGCCGGAACGTCCTGAAAGACTCCAGCATCGGTGCCGAGTGGTCCGAGTCCTACCCTCGCCCGGCGCACGGTCACTCCCAGACCATCGTCCACCTGCGCACCATCGAGGACATCCTCGCGATCCAGGTCCAGAAGGACCAGCAGGCGGCCGTCCAGGCGCTGAAGGCCCGGATGGGGACGCTGTGACGCAGGTCGCACACATCGACGAGCGCGACGCGCACCACGGGGGCGTCGAGAGCCTGACCATCGTCATCACGGTCGAGCCGACCAAGCACCGCAAGTACGACCGCGACGCCGGGGACCTGCGCTTCCAGAAGAAGGACCCCGCGATCGACTTCGCGACCGACATGACGATCAAGACCGGACAGCGCTACATCGTCCGGCCCGACAAGACCCGCTGGCTCGTTCAGCGAGTGATACCCACGGGGGCATAGAGCCTCACTTTCATACCCCATATTGGGTACGGTTTTGCTCTCGGGGCAAAACATAGTTATGGATAGTGAGAGACTCTTACTAAAGAACCCCCTTCCATCCCCCGAAGGAAGTGATCGATCATGACCCTGATCGACATCCACGCCGAGCATCACCAGTTCGATGTCCCCGACGACGCCCGTGGCTTCCGCCGGGGGACCTACTACATCCGGTGCCGGACCGGGAAGGTCGCCATCGAGACCGCCTTCACCGCGTCGGTCCGCACCCGGAAGCGCTTCCGGGCCTTCCGCGTCGAGCCCTACCTGGGTTCGTGGGCGTGGGCCGTCGAGGAGACCGGTCCCAGAAAGCCCCGCAAGTGAGACGCTCGTGCTCCCTGTGCGGCCAGGAGGTCCGCTGGGGCTGGCGCAACGAGGGCCAGGGCCTGCGACAAGGCTGGTGGCATCGCGACCACGCCACCCACCCAGCCATCTTCGGCCAGCAGGCTGACCTGAAGACCGTTTACACGCCAGTCCTCCAGCGCCGCCGGGAGAAGAACCCCGACTGGGCCGGATGGACCGACGTGGACGAGGACGGCGCCAAGATCGAGCCTGAGGCTATCGAGCCCGAGGATGAGCCGATCGAGGACGCCATCCCCGCCCCCGAGGTGCGAGCCACCGGCATCCACCCCGACGACCCGCGTACGCCGGGCGGCGCCAAGCAGATCTGCAACCTGCTGAAGAAGCACGGCTGGGAACGCCGTCGGCTCTCCTTCGCGCGCGGCCCTTACCTCGGCGCGAAGAGCGACGTGCTCTCCATCTCCGACCACGTCGTGCTGGTTGCGCGTGTCATCAATAGTGAGGAACGTCGCTACGTCGTATGCTCATGGCGAGATGGAAAGTTCGACTCGGCGTGGATCCATTCAAAAGACCTCAACGGCAAGCAGACGATGCTGGACAAGGTGAACGCGAACCAACTCAAGGAATGGATCCGAAACGCATGACGACGACACCCCTGATCGAGACCTGGAATCAGATCTTCGATGGCAAGTACCGCATCGACGGCGACTGCTTGATCTGGACGAAATACTTGAACAACAGGGGCTATGGCGCAGAGACTCGCCAGGGCAGGACATATCTCGCCCATCGCGAGTCCTGGAGGCTCGCGAATCAAGTTGAGATTCCGGCCGGAATGCAGGTGGATCACTTCACCTGCTTTAACCACGCCTGCATCAACCCGAACCACCTGAAGTTGAAGACACCGTCCGGGAACAACTTCAACCGAAAAGGTGCCAACCCGAACAATCGCACCTCTGGGTTTAGGAACGTCTACCCGCAGAAGGGCTCATCCACCTGGTATTACCGCATCAGACTAAGGGGTGTGGCCTATATGGGGTCGGGTTTTGCCACCGCAGAAGAGGCCAACCAGGCCGCCACCACTCACCGAGAGCGACTGTCCCGATGACGGATTACCGCCCGCCTTGCCAGACGGCGCCAGACGCGGATGCCTGGTTCATCGACATCCACGGCAAGAAGTCGCTGGATGAGGAAGTCAAGGACTTCCCGGGGGTGGACGCCGAGATCCGGGCCTGGGAGTCGCTGATGAACCAGCCGATCAGCGAGGACATCCGCGAGCGCATCGAGGCACAGGCCCGGCGCCGTCGACTGATCGAGCGTCGGCAGGCCAAGCAGGAGTGCTACCAGTGCTACTTCCGCCTCCAGTGCCTGGACCTGGCGCTGGCCGATCCCAATCTCCGCTCCGGAACGTGGGGCGGCTACCACGAGAACGAGATCGCCGAGATTCGGCGCCTCATCAAGCGCCGCGTGAGGCGGCAGGAAGCGAGACATTCAGATGCCACGCCGTAACGATCGAGTCGGCAAGAAGAACACCCGGGGCCGCTACGCCCTCCCCCGCGAGGTCTACAAGGCCGGGGTCGCCATGCCGAGCATCGCGCTCAAGGTCGAGACCCTGGTCATTCCGGACGGCCGCTGCCTGGGCCGCCGTACGAAGGTGGGGTACGCCACCGAGGGCAAGGCCAAGCAGGCCCTCCTGCAGGTCCGCCGGTCCCGCAAGTTGATCAATCCGGCCGCCGTCGAGAAGCGGGTCTACGAGTGCCCGATCACGGTGAGGGTCGAGGACGAGCACGGAGATGAGATCATCGAGGAGTGCGGTCTGTGGCACCTGTCCAGCCGCGAGGAGTTCGACGCCGAGCAGGCCAACCGGCTCTACGAGCAGCGTCAGCAGATGAAGGAAGAGGTCTGACCATGGGCATCCTGTCCACCATCTACTTCGGCAACGAGATCACCCGGCAGCAGCGCGAGGCCAAGCAGGCCCGTCGGCGTCGCCGGGAGCCCAAGATCGTCGGGATCCCGGTCCCCGTGGTCGAGGCCGAGCCCGCCCGGCTCACCTGGGCAATCGCAGTCATCCTGGAGCAGGGCGAGGAGATCCGAGACCTGCGCCGCCGCATCGAGACCCTGGAAGGCGGCCAGTAATGAGCCGGTGGAACGGATTCAAGGGCGTCGGCGAGAAGACCGACGGCGGCTGGCTCTACAGGTGCGACGGCATGCCCACCGTGATGGGCTGTGGCGCGCAGGTCACAATCACCGTGCCCTACGCCCGTGTCGGCAAGAAGTCGACCGGCTGGCTGGTGACGTATGGCCTGGCCGACCCCGAGTCCACGACCAACGCCGATAGCAAGGGCAACGACCTGGACGTGGTCCTGGTCTTCTGCCCGAGTTGTGCCAAGGTCGTCGAAGAGCAGGACAAGAGGAGAGGGGGGTGATCCGCATGCGACAGGACACGAGTTGGTGACCAAAGGGCGGCCCCCGCCGGTGCTTAACCGACGGGGGCCACGCTCATCACGCCCGATCGCTGACGCTGGATCGGGCTTCCTCATCCCATCCCCACGAGACACAAGGACAACGACAGTGATTCAAGACGGTTACGGCGACATGGTGCCGGACGAGGAGTTCGTCGAGCGCTGGATCGGACATGCACACGCCAGCGCTGACCGCGCGGTCCGGCGCAACGACCCCCGCTACGACGACGTGCTCCAGGAAGCCCTGATCGAGATCTGGCGCACCGCGCAGGCCCACCCCGGCGCCATGGCGTCCTATGTCGCTAAGGCGTCCAAGTATCACGCCATGGACATCGCCATGGGCGCCCGGCCGATGCTGAGCACCGAGAACACTCCCGGCCCCAAGTACCGCCCCGAGACCGTCGCCGTGGACTGGCAGGCTGACAAGGATGAGTCCGTCATGGACGAGCCCGTCGAGATGTCCGACCCGCTAGCCGCCGTCGAGTGGGGCTACCACCACGGATTCTTGGCGCAGGTGCTGGACACCCTGAGGCCGGACGACCGGGAGTACGTCGTACGCCGGTTCTGGCTCGATCAGTCGGTCGACCAGATCTCAGACGAACTCGGGATCCATCGCAACAAACTCGACGCCGCCTGGAAGCGACGGATCAAGCCCCGACTCGCCAAGGCCCTGGAACTTCTGGCCTCCTAACACACCAGCGCCCGCCCGGATCATCCGGGCGGGCGTCGTGGTGAAGGGCTGAGTCGGGCGTTTACACACCCTGCGCTCAGGTCAGCGAAGAGGCTGTACCTGAGCGTTTGCCCCCTCCCCCTCAGCCGTGGCTGTGTTCGCGTGTCTCATCATGTGGACCTCCTGGAGGGAAGGGGATGTGTCCCTGCCAGGATAAGGCATCTCAACTACCCAGACGCCCTGCTGGACGGTTTACCACTAGCCCCAGTAGGTTCTGCATTATGAACAGACAGATTCCAATCGGGGCCCTGGTCCTGTTTCTCCTCGCAGTGGTCATCACCCTCTGCGTCATCTACCACTAGCCCTAGGAGGCAAACATGTCGAAGGCATCAGACCTTCTCGCCGAGCACGATGTGATTCAAGGCCAGGAATACAGCATCCTCGGATCCTCGGTCCGCTGCCAGACCTGCGGTCCCGGCAGGGTCTTCATGGGGTCCGAGCGGATCGACGCTATCCGGCGCCACGACCTGGAGGTCCTTCAGGGGGCCGGACTCCTGGCCGACGAGAACGAGATCACCTACTCGGCCAGCGGTCAGTTTGAGGTCAGCCTGGGCCTGACTCAGACCCAGGACTCCCGCGATCCGATCACCGCCGACCTGCGGGTCGAGCAGGACGGGAACATGCTGGTCGCCTTCGATCTCAGCGAGCACGACTTCATGCGGCTCCTGCGCGGCGGCGTCGTACGCACCAAGGCGGCGCTCTGATGATCGAGACCCTCATCTACATCGCGCTCTTCATCGTCGGATGGATCACGATCGGCGGCTTCGTCGCGATCTGGTTCAACTACCTGATCTTCAAGAAGATGCCCAAGGACGATGAGGTCTTCATCGGCTTCTTCGCCCTGGTCTGGCCGGTCGTTCTTGTGATGTCGATCGCCATCGTGATCAGCCGCTGGACTGTCCGTGCGGTCTCCTGGGCACAAAAGCGTGGGTGACATCGAGAACGCCGCCAAGGCCCTGAGCCACATGCCTCGGTGGGTTGCGATCCACGAGAACACGCTGGCCAAACTGGACGTGATCGTGGCCATGGCTGGCGCCGAGGGATACGACGTCGATGACATCCTGAGAGATCTGGATGAGGTTCGCCGCGAGCGCGATCGAGCCATTGGAGTAGATCCTGACGGACCTCCAAAAAAGCACGCCCCCCGGCCGTAGCCAGGGGGCGTGCTCCATGGGGGAAGACTACGGGGTCTCGTCCACGTAGGTGAACCCGCCGGTGAGCGTGTCGGTACCGCTCGGGTTGGTCGCGACCACGTTGACCGCACCGGCCGCGTGAGCGCCGGTCGTCACGGTGATCTCGTCGTCGTCCACGACATCGAACGCCGTACCGGCCACGCCACCGAAGGTCACGCCGGTCACGCGGATCAGGTTCTGACCCTTGATGGTGACCACGGTGCCACCGGCGATGTCGCCCTCGGCGGGCTCGACCGTCTCGATGTTCGGGACATCGGTGTCCACGCCGCCAGCGTCGAAGTCGTAGTCGTGCTCGACGTCGCCCTCGTCCTGGGGCCAGTAGGGATCCTCGCGGTTCTCCGCCAGGGTCGGGTCGTTCGCGGGCAGGGCGCCGGTAGCGAGCCCGGCGTCGCCGGTCAGGTCGACCAGTCCGGAGCCCTTCAGGGTGCCGGTGTAGTCGGTCTGGTTGTCGTTGCCGACCTCGGGCGTGTACGAAGCGTTGACAGCCTTGTCGGCGCCCGGCGTGGCGAGGTTGGCCGAGTTCTTCGCGTACCCGTTCGCGATCAGCCATTCCTCCTCGGGTCCGGTGTAGGTCCCACCCGGCTGGACGCCGTAGACCTCGGAAGTGACGGTTACCGCCATGATGGTTCCTCCTGTTGGATTGAGTCGACTCGACCTCAGTCTACCGCGACTCAGCGCCGCTCGCCTGGGTGCTGTTCGACCCGCCGCTCACGCTTCGGCTTCCGCCGATTCCGGCCCTGGATCGCCTGCTGCGCCGTCACCTGCTTGTGGTGGTGTTTGCACAGGGTGCGCAGGGCCCACATGGCGTGGTTGCGGCGGCCGTACATGTGGTCGACTTCGAGTTCCTCGGTGCGCGGGCACCGCTTCCCCGAGGGGAGGATGAACTTGCACTGGAACTCGTCACGCTCCTTGACCCGCTGAGCGATCTTCCACCAATCCGGCGGTAGGTCGTCCTTGCGGTCCGAGTCAGCCCACCGGCCCGACACCATTGGCGTCTTCCTTGTCGAAGTAGGGCAGGCTGGCGGCGATCACCCGGCGCACCATCTCGGCCTGAGAGACGCCATACTGAGCCGCGACGCGCCGGATGTCCTCGCGCATCTCAACGTCCGTCAGCACCTGGAGAGGTGTGGCGTTGTACTTCTTCGGCGGCGGCATAGTGTCCATCCCTTGAGACAAGTGGTATGTACCACCCACTATACCTCTGATAGGTTTCGATCATCACTATAGGCTCCCCAGGAGGAGACATGTCAGCACTACCCACCGTCGAGAAGATCGCCCATGTGATCGCCGCACACCCTTCGGCCGTGCCGAATGCGCGGGTGCTCGCCGAGGAGATCCACGCTCTCCTGCCCGTCCTCCCGGATGGATACGACATCCAGTTCGGAAGGATCGGCCCCGTCTGCGGCGCCAGCAATCCCCACACGGACCACCCGAACCCCAACGTTCGAGATGCCACCTGCACCTTCCTTCTCGGGCATCCCCGGATTCCCGACGAGGACGAGGACAGCGACGCTCTCTGGGACCACGGCGGCCACTTCGGCAACGGATCCACCGTCTACTGGAACGGCGGCACCGTCCCGATCCACGAAGCCTCCTACAACGCGATCCGCGAGCGCGCCCAGCGCGCCGAAGCGTACGCCGAGGAGCAGCGACTTCGCGCCGAGCGGGCTGAGGCGGTCATCGAGAGCCAGCCCGAGCCCGTCCGCGACTACTCCGCCCTCCTGCACCGTACGCACGTCGCCGAGGAGCGCGCCAACGCCCTGGAGCAGGGTGCGGTCATCGATCGCGAGGTCTACGAGACCATGAAGAAGACCGCGAGGCTGATGCAGATCGACCACACCCGAGACCCGCAGGTCGTCATGGAGGAGATCTTCGAGCAGGCCAGGTCGGCCGTGACCGAAGGGGCCTACGACGACATGCGTCACCGCGCTGAGCGTGCCGAGAAGGCCGTCAAGGCCGCGCAGATCCTGCTTGCCGCTCAGTCCCAGGCCAAGCAGGCCAACAGGGACTACGAGGAAGCCAGCGCCGCCGCGCTCGACGCCGACGACCGGGCCGAGAAGGCCTACGCCACATTCAACGCCCTCGCCAACGGAATCGGAGACAACTGACATGGCAATCGAACTTCAGCAGATCCTGGCCCTCCTCGCCTTCGCCTTGGTCTTGCTCGGGATCAACATCAAGGCCAACGAGACATACGTGATGCTGCCCACTTTCATCGCGATGGTCGCCACCCTTGTCGTCGCGGGTGTTCTTCTGGTGGGGTGGATCTGATGACCGCCGTCGAGAAGACGAGCGCCTGGATCACCCAGGACGAGAACCGCATCCTGGAGCGCATCCGGGAAGGCGAGGTGTTCGCCGTCGAGCGCTCCGTCCTGGTCAACCCCGAGCACGACAATCCCGTGTGCATCTGCGGCTTCGACGAGGGCCCCGAGGAGACGTGCCTCTTCCACGGCCGCTCCAAGTTGGAGTGGATGAACCGCCACGGGGAGGCTCTCGACCGGGCCAATGCACTGGAGATCGACCTGGCGAGCGCCGAGGAGGAGAACGAGCGCCTGGCCGCTCACGTCGAGGAGCAGGCCGCCGAGATCGAGAAGTACAAGCGCGACCGAGGTACCCACGAGAACCGGATCACACACCTGGAGTACCGACTCGCCGAGGCTGGCAATCAGGCCGAGCACACCGACGCGCTCCGGGTCCGGCTGGCTAAGTCCAACGAGCGCTTCTTCGTCCTGCTGAAGGCACACATCTTCGCCTGGGAGACCATCGCGACACTGGTCGAAGGGAGCGAGGAGGGGCCATGAAGGCACGCCTGTTCAACGAGGGCGGCGGCATGGTGACGGGCACCCACGACATCAAGGCCGCCCGGCGGCTGATGGTGGCTGAGGTAGCCGACCTGAGCGACCGCTACGACGTCGCCTGGGCCTCTCATCGGTTCAGCGCCCGGTGCGCCGAACTCGAAACTGGCCGGATCGTTCCGGTCGGTCCGAACAGTGCGTACGCCGACGAGGGGTATTCCTGGTTCTGGCGCCCTGGCTACGAACTCGGCAAGCCGGGCGTGACGAAGGCGGTGGTCTGGCATGCCTGAGCGCAAGCAGGGCGACATCGCCCTCGTCCGTGGCGCCGTCGCGATGCGGGTCCAGTTCGACTGGGACTCCCACGAGACGACCGGCTGGGTCATGCCCGACGGCAAGGTCTTCCCGGACTCGAAGGTCGACGGCGAGATCGGCCCCACGCTGTGGAACGTCCACGACATCGCGAAGGCGGCAGTCGAACTCTGGCCCGAGATCCCCGAGGAGATCCGGGAGGACCTCCATGGCGCCTGGACCGAGCGCGAGGAGATGATCTACTGGCACGGCCGCGCGGTCGGGCACGCCTGGAACGACGTCGCCCGTAAGAACGGTCGCTCCGAGGTGATCCGCATCGTCAACCAGATGCACGAGGGTTCGGTGGGTTACGCCGGGGGCACCCTGAACACCCTGATCGACGAGATCAAAGCGGCGTTCCCCGATGACTGAGGTCTTCCTGCTCATCCTGACCACGGTCATCGTCGTAGTCGCGATCCTCTGGCACCGGCAGATCTCCCTCGGCATGCTCCAGGTCATCGCCGGTCGCAGGATCAAGCGCCCGTTTCTGAGCGCCGAGGACCTCGAAGCGCTGGAGATCGAGTGCAAGATCATCGAGGACCCCAAGCCCTTCACCCAGGGCGGAGTCATCCCCAAACCGCCCACCCAGACCACGGCCGGAATGGGCCCCATCCCTGCGCGGGTCGAGAACTCTCGCAGGGAGACAGTGACCCGAAAGACCAGCATGGGATTCACGGTCACGTCGACCATCGACATCAACGTCGTCAATACCCCAGGCGAGCAGATCGCCGCCGCCATCATCAACCAGCAGAGGAGAGCCCACCATGGCTGAACTGACGCCATTCCAGCGTGGCATGATTCAGATCCGCGATCGCCACAAGCGGAACATCAAGAGCATCGAGGCTAGCCTCGTTGCCGACAAAGAACAGGTCAGGCAGACCGAGAAGGACCTCCGCGAGGCCAAGGGTCTCCTGGTCGACACCGAGGAGGCCCTGGCCACCCTCGGAATCACCGAGGAGAACACCGATGGCTAACCCCGAGCGAGACGTCAAGGCCACCCTGATCACCCTCCGGGCGGACCTGGAGAAGCAGATCATGGCCGCCAGGAGCAGAAGGACGAACTACGCCCAACTGTCCGAGGACGCGGCCACCGAGATCAGCCTGGTGATCCCCGAACTGGAGAAGGTCCGCGTGCTCTGGGACGCCATGGGCATGAAGTGGGACACCGACGAAGACACCGAAGAGGAGAACACCGATGGCTGACCACCTGGACCCCAGGGCCGCCCGTCACTATGCCATGGCCCGCTACGACGATCGCCTCACCGAGGCCATCGGCCTGCTAGACGGGAACGGCAATCACTACACCGTCTACCCCTCTCGGGCTGACGCTGTCGCTGCCCTGGTCAAGGCTACCGAGGACGCCCCGGCCGACGCACGAGTCACCGGAGAGTACGACATCAGCCTCATGACGGATCGGCTGGTAGTCGACTGGATGTCCATCGGCCCCCAACCCAAGCCCCTCAGGGCCCATCCACCCTTCACCCGCTGCACCTTGTCCGAACTGAGAGAAGAGGAGAACACCGATGGCTGACCGCATCGCTATCGACCTGAGCACCGTCCGCGTACCCGAGTCCGGCAGGATCATCTGGCCGAACGGCAACGAGGTCACCGCCCAGGAAATCCAGGACGCCCTGGTCGCCTTCAAGGTCGGCCGCCGCATCGAGCGCGAGGAGTCCGTCAAGGTGGCCGAGAACCAGATGGACGCCTTTCTGCCCAGCCCCGGCCTCAACCCCGCCTGGGTCGCTGGGTGGCACGCCGCCATCCGGCACGCCACGCTCGCCCTCAAGCGAGGTTTCTGATGACCGACTTCGACAAGGGCATCGAGATCGTCGGGTCAGCCCGGGAGCAACTGGCCGCCAAGGTGATCGCGAAGACGCCCAAGGCCAAGCGCGCCGCCCCGCTCCCGGCCACCCCGCCGGAGGATGAGGTGGCGTCGCCCTGGCTGAACATGGACGCCATCTTGCAGGAGATCCGCCGGGATTATGACTTCCAGGCTCAGCGGTTCATCCTCAACAAGTGGGCCACCCAGGTCTACCGGGGCGCCTTCGAGGATGGCGCCGAGAACGTCGGCTCGTGCTGCGGATGCTCGATCAACGGGAAGCCGGTCAACCCCTTCACTCAGGAGTTGCTCTTCCCCGAGGGAGATGTGCTCGATGGCTGAATCGATCCAGATCACCATCACCGGCGAAGAGCAGCGGGAGGTGAACACCAGGATCTCCGACGAGATTACGGAGATCCTGGCCGATCTCGACTTCTGGTTCGACCAGAAAGAGCGTGGAGGAGAGGACTGGCCGCTCAGAAAGCGCCTCGCGGCGGTCAAGGCGTCCGGCCTCTCGGACATCTCCGACGCCTACGAGGAATACATCCATGAAGCCAACCTCTGACGACTTCAAACCCCGCAAGGACGGCTGGTTCGGCCACAAGGGGATCTGGGACGAGGTCACCGTCGGAACGGTGGTGGCCAACCCCCACAAGCGCACCGAGCGGTGGGAGGTGCTCGACACCGCCCACGGCGCCGCGATCAACTACGGCGAGACGCTCTGGTTCAAGATGCGTGAACAGACCACCGGCGCCGAGGCCACCTTCCCCCCCAGGATCAAGACCATGCCGGTCGAGATCCTCACCCAGAACCCGGCCGACACCACCACCCCCGTTTACACGCCTCCCTCAGACTCGGACGCCATGGCGCTCCTGGTCGAGCAACTCGGCGCCACGCTGATCGCTACCCGCGATGAGGCCACCGGCGAGGTGACGTGCCCTGGCTACGAGTGGGGCCACGGGCACCAGGAGGGTCCCGGCTCGGAAAGTCTGCGAGCCGGGATCCTCTACCACCTCCAGGTCGGCCACGGGCTCACGTACCAGCCGACCGGCCGGGTGGACGAGGACACCATGGCCATAGCCCGTTTACACGACCAGGGTCATCGTCAGCCGAGTGGCGTTGGCTTCCCGCACCGACACGTCCCCGAGGACCTGTCTTTCATGTAAGGAGCATCATGACCACCTACCGATTCGTCATGAGCGCCGCTCAGGTCCTGAGCGAGCAAAAAGTTACCGAAGGCTGGACCCTCCAGGGTCAGCCCGACACCAAGCACGTCTCGATCCTGGCCGAGAACACTGGGGACGCCATCCGGAAGTCCCTCAGTCTGCTCCCCGAGTTCGCAGGGGACATGGAGTGGCGCTTCGAGATCGACTCGATCATCGAGCAGGACCCCGAGTCGGAACTGATCACGGTCGACGAGGTCAGCCCGCCGACGACCTACAACGTCCAGATAGAGTTCGGACCCAGGTCCTCGGTCGCACTACGAGCAATGCGGGACGCTATCCGTGACTCCCTCAACAACATCGCCCACAACATCCGCCGCATCGGATCCTGATCTCACATCCTGAGACGCCCCGGTCCTCCTCGGAGGGCCGGGGCGCTAGTGTTCACCCATCGCCTTACCCGATCTCCCCAGGAGGAATCATGAACATCTTCGACGGCATCGCCAACGTCTTCCAGAAGGGCGTCATGGACACCGAGGAGGAGACCGACCAGAAGGTCAACCCGTTCCCGAACGGGCCGGTCACCTACAAGACCATGACCAACGGTCAGATCCGTCGTCAGCGGGCCCGTGCCGGGAGGACCCGCCAGCGCAAGCAGGTCGAGAGGGCCCGGCGCCAGCACTTCGCCGACAAGCGCGAGGCCAGCGTCCTGCGTGCCCATCTCCAGAACCTCGCCGTCATGCCCCGCCACGACGGCTACTCGCTCCCGAGCGACGTCAGCCGGTTCGCCCACTCGCTCGACTGGGTCGTCCGCAACTTCACCACCGACGAGGACCACGCCGACGAGAGCCAGAAGTGGATCGTGGAGACCGGCGCCCAGAAGGCGTACGACCGCTACCGTGACCTGGTCAACCAGCCGCACCGCCCGATCTCGGAGACCGGCTGGAAGTCACTCTGATGTGGCTCTGGTACGTGTGGGACAACGGCAACCGGATCTACGCGATCTACATGACCCCGGAGGCCGCGATCATGCGCCAGACGGCCGAGGGGTACGGCACCATTGCTCTGATCCCCGCCGGTGAGGATGTCCCCGACGTCGAGGCGGCCATCAAGTCCTACGAGCGGGAGGCGCGCAAGCCATGAGTATGGACTTCGATGACTTCTTCGACACGACGATCGGCCCGGCGCGCGACAAGCACGAGCGCCCGCTCCTGATCCCTCGCGGCGGCACCGAGGACGACCGGAAGCCCTACACCAGGGCGTCCAGCCTCGCGGACATGATCGAGGACTTCACCTTCCTGCACACCTGGGAGAAGCGGTACCTCGCGCGCGGCATGGCGCTCCGGATGGACCTGTGTCGCCTCGCCGCCGCCGAGCCCTACACCACCGGGTTCGACAAGGGCGAGGACGCCATCAACCGGGCCTCGGGCAAGCGCCTGGACGAGATCATCGAGCGGGCCCTGGACGCCGTCAAGATCCACGAGAAGGCGGACTACGGGACCGCCGTCCACGCTCGCACCGAGCCGGGCAACGACGGCACCGACCCCGACCAGAAGCAGCAGATCGAGGTCCGATCCTTCTGGGAGAAGGTCAAGGAACTCGGGATCGTCATCATCGACACCGAGGTCTTCACGGCCAACGACGAACTCGGGTCGGCGGGCACCTTCGACCACCTGATGTACGTCCCCGGGATCGGCATCGTGGTGACGGACAAGAAGACCTCGTCCAAGGCCAAGGAGACCTACGACGTCCAGTTGGCTGGGTACGCCAACTCCGATGTCTGCGACTACCAGGGAAAGAACCGCCAGACCCTGGAGGAGTTCGTCGAGTCCAAGGGCTGGTCGCCGGATCTCATCCGTCGAGACATCGGCTACCTGATCTGGATCAAGAACGGGAAGACCACCTTCCATCCTCTCGACCTGGACGCGGGCTACGAGGCTGCCAAGGTGGCCGCCTGGGTCCGCGACAACCACCGCACCAAGGGGTCGGCGAAGAACGCCACCGACGACCTGATCAAGGGCCTGGCCGAGCAACGTGGCATCCTCCTGGAGGCCATCGTGGCGGCCGAGTCCGAGCAGGAACTTCTCGAGATCTGGGAATGGCCCGAGCACCAGGCTATCTGGACCGATACCCACACCGAGGCAGCAAAGACACGAAAGGCGGCGCTCACCTCATGACATTCGACCCGAGCAACCACGAGCACGACGATCAAGACCGCTGCCTGGACAGCGAGGGCGAGCCCATCGTGCTGGCCGAGTCGGCCGCCCACGCCACTCCCCAGTGGATGTGGTCCTGGTGGGAGGTCCCTGCCGTCCTTGCTTCCATGGCGAGCGGCATCGGCCGGGAGATCCACCAGGCCATGGCCTACCTCTCCCGTGAGTTCCTGGCGGCAGGCAACCTGTCCCGGACCAAGCGGGTCGCCTTCGAGCAGGAGGTCCACATGGCCCAACGCCGTCAGCAGATCGCCGACGACATTCGGCGACTCCAGGAAGGTGACTCCGATGGGTGAACTCGCCGACTGGGCCGACTACGTCATCCGTACGGAGACCAACGAGACCCTGGTAGATGGCCGCCAGGTCATCACCGTCAAGACCAGCCTCGCGCTCGATGACGAGCGCCTGCGGGCCGCGATCGACGAGATCTGCCCCGACCACGACGGCTTCATCGTGGGGCTGGAGCCGGACGAACTCTACATCTACAAGAACCCGGAGGCCATCGATGGCTGAGACCGAGGCACCGTCGCTCGACGACGCCCAGGACATGGTCGCCATGGACTGGAAGCGCGACGACGACAAGTTCACGATCACCCTGAAGTACGGCCACGCCGAGGTCGTGATCACCGACACCCAGACCGAGTTCGAGGACGGCCAGCCCGGCGACCTCGAACTGCTCTTCGCGACGTTGCCCGAGTGCATCGAACTCGTGATGCAGCAGGCTTTCCCCAAGGAGGAAAACGATGGGTGACGCCGTCAACAACCCCGACCACTACCAGCAGTTCCCGGTCGAGGTCATCGAGATCACCGAGCACCTGAACTTCTGCATGGGCAACGCCGTGAAGTACATCCTCCGGGCCGACTTCAAGGGCAACGCCATCCAGGACTTGGAGAAGGCCCGCTGGTACATCGATCGTGAGATCCGGCGCCGCAAGGAGCAGGACGACGCCGTCGACCAGGCTCTGGAGGACCTGAAGGTAGGCGACGACCCTGCTGTTCAGTGGGGCGACCCCGAGACGCCCACCCAGAAGGCCCGCGCAGAGGCCATCCGCGATCTCATCGAAGACGACGTGATCCAGGTCGGCCTGTCTGACCCTTATGGCGCCTTCGCCGGTCGCAATCTGGAGGCCATGGACCGCGTCGGCTTCAACACGATGCACGCCGCCGCCCTCGCCCAGAACGGCCTCTTTCAGCAAACCTTCATAGCGGGGATTGCCGAGGAGGACCTCACCGAGGAGCAGAAGCAGAGGGTCGCCGAACAGACGGCCAAGCCGAGATTCTCGAACCTCAAGCCGACGCACCGGAAGAACCCCGACGGCTCGATCACCGAGATCTCCACCGGCAAGGTCGTTGCCCACGTCTCGGGCCCGCCGATCGAGATCAAGTCCTTCAACTGGGTTGAGGACTACGACGCCGAGCACCGGAAGTTCGCGAAGTTCCCCGTGCAGGACCTGAGCAAGTACCAGGATGCGTTCGACGACACCATCAGGACGATGGTTCGCATGTACGCCGTCCCGCCCGAGCAACACCCGTAGATCTCACCATGTGGACGCCTCCGACCCCCTGTCGGAGGCGTCTGCTAGTGTCAAACCCGCCGCACCGCGCAATAGTGGAGCGGAAGGTCCGGGAGTACCAAAGCGGCTCTCGTGAAAGTGCCATAGGAGGCAACAATGACCGACAACTTCTTCGACATCGGTGGCGGCGCGACCGCCCCCGGCCCCAGGATGAAGGTCGTGGGCGACTGGGTCGCTGGCACCGTCGTCGAGTCCTACAAGCGGGAGTTCGTCCCCTTCGAGAACAGCGAGTCGAAGATCCCGCAGCGGATCATCGACCCGAAGACTGGCGTCGAGCGCGCCCGGATCGAGATGGTCGTCATCCTCCAGACCGACCTGCGCCAGTGGCAGGGCCTGGAGAAGGTTCCGCTCGTGGACCCCAAGGACCCCTCGAAGGGCTACAAGGACCCCTCCCAGGACGACGGCAAGCGCGGCCTGTACGTCCCGGAGATGGTGAAGGGCGCTGGCCACAACAGCGTCGTCTTCGCCATCGGCAAGGCGATCCAGGACGCTCGGATGGACGGTCTCCCCGACGGCTCGCAGGTCGCTCTCAAGTTGACCGAACTGAAGCCGACCAACAAGGGCAACGACCTGAAGGTCTTCGTCGCCCAGGTCAAGCCTCCCGCTGGCAACGCCGATGTCTTCGGCTCGGTCCCCCAGGCTCCGGCCCAGGCCGTCCAGGCGCCGCAGAACAACGTCGCGGCTCCTGCCCCGGTCCAGGCTCCTGCTCAGCCCCCGGCCGCCCCCCAGGCACCTGCCGCCCCGGCCGCTCCGGTAGCCCCCCAGGCCCCGGCAGCGCCCGCCGCACCTGCGGCTCCCGCCCCGGCCCCGGCTGCACCTGCCGCCCCGGCCGCGCCCGCCCAGGTCGACCCCTGGTCTGGCGAGTCGGCTCCCGCCGCTCAGCCGCCGTTCTGATCCCCGAGGGGGCCAGGTCTGAGTTCGCTCGGATCTGGCCCCCTTTTTCTTTATCCACTGGAGGTACGCAATGCCTGAATCACCCCGCAAGCACCTGGTCGAGGTCGCCGTGGTCGACTTCGACAAGGGCACCATCACCCTCGACGGTGAGGAGTTCCCCTACCACGTCAGCGAGGAGGTCTCGGCCACCGTTGGCACCACCGGAATGGCGACCCTGAACCTGAAGATCCAGATCAACACCAAGGTGCACCTGAAGAACGGGCCCTCGGAGTCCATCATGTACACCCAGCCGGACCCCTTCCGCCCTCACCTCCCGGTCGATCGCCGTGGCGAAGACTAGGCCGTGTAAACACGCCAAGACGATCGGCTGCCCCTACCCGGCCGCGAAGTCTCGGCAGACCTGTATCTGGCACTGGCTGGAAAATCAGCCCGCCAGGATCCAGGAGGCCTATGCCCAGCAGCGCCGCGAGAATTCCCTGAAGGTGATCGAGAAACTCAGGTTTCGCGTGCCTGAGTCCGAATGGCCGAACGGCGAGAGATTCTGCTCGCTCTGCCAGGGCTTCGTCCCGCTCTTCTACTGCTCGGGCTCGCGCTGCAAGGCCCACGCCAGCAAGGCCAGCCACGCCAGCGCGGTGAAGTCGAAGTACGGCCTCGAAGACGGGGAGTACGACGCCCTCATGGCTCGGCAGGGCGGCCGGTGCGCTATCTGTCTGGGGCGCCCTCAGGGCAAGCGGTTCGCCGTGGACCACCACCACCAGACCCTGGAGAACCGGGGCATCCTGTGCTCGCGCTGCAACCACGAGTTGCTCGGGGCGGCCCACGACGACCCGAAAATGCTCTGGAGGGCCCTGGCGTACCTGCTGATGCCCCCGGCCCAGTTCTCAGCCTCCAAGCGCAACAGGGACGCCCTGCTGGCCCGCCTGGCAGAGGTTTTAACCCCGGTCACCGTCTTGCGTACGCCGCCCAGCCTGGGGGATGATGAGAGACCGCCCTTCTGATGGGCGGTCGAAAAGATCCCGAGGCTCGGCGCCAGTACGACGCCGAATACCGCGCTGCCAATCGCGAGAAGATCGTTGACACTGTCAGGTGGATCAAGATTCTTCAGAAGTTTGGCCTAACCAAAGAAGCGTGGCACGCACTGCTGGATTCCCAAGGCGGAAGATGCGCAGTCTGCGGAAGTGATTCACCCGGCGGCAGGGGGCAGTGGCACACAGACCACTGCCACAAAACGAACAAGGTTCGCGGCCTACTATGCGCCGGGTGCAACCGTGGAATCGGACTCCTAAAAGACGATCCAAACGTCCTTCTAGCCGCCGCCATCTATCTAGAACTGAACTCACCTGAGTAGCGAAGCAACTCGACCCCGGACTCATTCGATCCGGGGTCGAGTTGCACCTGAGGTAGCGAATCTCGGCTAGCCCCAGCATACGCGACAGCGCCCCTGGTCAATGACCAGGGGCGCTGTCTGTACGGTGAGTCAGGCAGCGTGGCGGCTGGAGTCGCCGACGGCTTGTACCTTGGCGGTCACGCCGGTCGGGGTCCAGAGGCCGTAATAGGTGGCCACACCCACGACGAAGGTCACGACGGAGGTCAGGAGGGCCTGGTCCCAGGCGAAGTTGCCGGTGTTGGCGATGAACTCGGTCAGGAACCCCGAGACAGCGGAGAGACCCAGCAGAAGCAGGGACTTGACGGTCGGGTTGGTCGCACGCTTGGTGACGAGCCCCACCAGGATCGGGAGGAACACGCCGACGAAGAGCGACGCTACTTGGACGGTAGTGATGGTGGTCATGACCATCACTATACGTCAGGAGGCGTCGTGAACGCGCGGGACCGGCGGGGGATCGGGCAGCGTGACGCCGAACTCGGCCATCTTCTGGATGGCGATCCCGTCCCAGGCGACGTGCGCCGCCAGGGTGTTGCGCACCTCGATGCGCTCCTGCTGCCACTCGGCCCGCTGACTGCGGTGGTCGTCGGCCATCTTCAGGATGAGAGTCTCCTGACGCCGAACCTCGGCCTCAAGCCGCTCGACGACGCCAGCGGCGGCCCGGCTGATCGCCTCGGCCGCGTCGGCGCCCAACTTCTTGCGCGAGAAGATGCCGTTGATGACGGCGGCCAGCACGGAGACGATACCGCCCGACGCGAGGGCGGCTACGATCACCTTCATCATGTCGTCACCCATCTTCATCATCTCCAAAGATCTGCTCAGCGATCGCCTGCTCAGCACCCATGATGATCTTCTCCCGATAGGCGACGTCGATCAGGATCTGAAGTTGGAAGTACCTGAGCGCACAGGCGATCCCCCAGGCCAGGATGATCCCGGCCGATATGGTGGCTGCCGACCCAGCGAAGACCAGGATCAGAATCGCGTAGAAGACGGTAGCGACGCTGACCATGGCCGAGCCAACCTGCTCGATGATGATTCCGTTGATCGACTGGATCCACATCCCCATCAGGGCGATGGCCGATCCGACAATCAAGGTCCCGTTCCAGACGTAGATACCCCACCGAGGCAGGACAAATTCCAGCGCTCCCGGCTCGGCTCTGAGCGCCAGGGCGACCACTCCAGAGAACACCGAGAAGGCCAGGATGAACACGGCGCGAGGATCCGCCGGGAATCGAGAGGCCGCACTGAAGATCATGTGCCCATGGTATCTCACTAGGAGACCAGCCCGTTTACACGACCGAAGAATCGATCTACTGCGCGAGCCGGGCCTCAAGGGCGTCGATGACCTGCTGAGCCATGGCGTCGTCGATGACCGGAACGTCACTCCCGCCCATGCCGGGCTCGAACGTGCTCGGGGACATGTTGATCGCAGCCAGGAGAATCTCGACCTTGTCTGCCCCGTAGCCAGGAGCCTGTTGCAGAGTGGAGAAGATGCCGCTCGGAGCGTATCTAACCCAGTTCCTCCGGCTCTGCTCGGACTGAACCGCCTCAATCTCTGCGACCGCGTCGGCTAGTTCCTGATCTGTCATCTGAGTGTAGTCAGTCATGGCCCTATTCTACGCCTTTCGGAAGATCTGCATATAGCGAGAGTAGGACGTCCCATCAATCTTGAAACCCTGCGTAGCCGTAGCCGACAGTGAGGCTCCACTGTCCTGTCGGTAGCCAAACTGAAAGGTGTCACCTACAACCAGTTTAACGACTATCCGGAGGACGCTCTGGAAGTTTCCAGAGATGCACGCCTGATTCAGGAAGCGGTATGCGGTGGTGTCATTGATGGTGGCCTCATTGATTCCGACCATAATCCATCGTCGAGTGTTTGCACTGCCCGACGCGAAGTTGAAACCATTCTCGATCTCATAGATCCCACTCTCGGTGCAGGTGAAGACACCACCGCCCGAGTACGAAACTCCTACCCATCCGTCATTCGCAGTGTGCTCGCCAAGCGTGGAAGTGTAACCACCGGTATCGGCCTGGTAGGTGGCATGGGCTACGGCGGTTCCTGCAGCGGTCATGACCCAGGTCGCCATCCGGCCGGTCCTGGTCGACAACTTGCCGAGGATGTAATCCCCGTTGCCCTTAAGGCTGATCAGCGGGTTCGAGGATCCGTCCACGGCCGCCGAGATGATCTTGCCAGGTCCGGTTGCCGGGAAGTTGTTCGTGGCGGGCGGATTCGTCCCCGAGGTAACCAAGCCGTTGGCTGGAATGATATACGTCGTCTGCTGAGACGGCGAGCCGCCCTGGGACTGGAGGAACATCGACGTACGCCCGCCGGGCAGGGCCAGCGCGGAGCCCTTGTAGGCGTACAAGCGCCAGCGGTCGGGGTCGTCCGAGCCGCCATTGTCGGGGACCTGGGGCAGCGTCACCCGGATGCCTGAGATGCGCTTCTTCAGGGCGACGGAGGCCAGCGTGGTAATGTCAGTCTCGTGGACGCCAGTACCACCGGTGTCGGAATCGAACCAGGTGAGGCCAGCAAAGATCTTATGGTTGGTCTCGGTCCAGGTCCAGTCGGAATACTTCGTCAGCCTTCCGGCGGTGTCGACGGCGAAGAAGTTGGTGGCATCCCGAGTAAAGCCAACAGAGTTGCCAGCCAGATCCCATCGACTGCCGGGGATGGATGCCCCATCGTCTCCAGCGGCGAAAACATAGACCTGCACCGCCGTGGTGCCGCGAGCGATGGTATAGATCGTCCCGCCATCGATGAACGCGCCAGCGAGGTTCGTTGAGGATGGGGCGGTGCCAGACCCGCTGACCGTCGTCGCCTCCAGGGTCATTGTCCCGGCGGAGGTGTTGTTGATGTTCAGGCGCTTGTAGACGTTGCGACCGGAGCCATCAATGTGAGGGTAGAAGACATAGAACCGATCGTTGACCGGGTTCCAGAAGGCCTGAGCCTTTACTCCGGTGGGAACGACTCCGGCAGGGATCCTGTTCGAGATGACGGAAGTTCCGTTATAGACCCAAGCCCAATGAGCGCCACCAAACTCTCCCATGAACAGGTTTCGACTGGGATCACGCGTGTCGGTAAACGGAGAAGCCCAGGACCACCCGCTGAAGAAGTCGGCATAGAACATCGTGCCGCCCATTCGCATCATCCAGGTGGCGACACCTCCGCTGCGATTCTCGGTGAGATGAAGGTAGCCATTCCGATACGTCATTCCGGTGATGTTCGACGGGTTCAGTGTCGGCTTCGAACTGAAGCCAGGCCCCCAGGTGTCAGGTTCGCGCTGGATGGTGTACTGCTCATACTCCTGCGTCAGCGTCGGCGTCCCAACCGGCGACTTGATGCCGTCGGAGAGGGAGATGGTGGCGTCCTTAGCGATCTCGGACTGCCCCTCGAAGGAGGCGCCTCCGAGGAACCGGGCCCAGGCCGCCTGGATGCCGCCGTTGAAGACGGGGGTCTCGCTCTCGTCGGTCGGGATCGAGATCTGGATCTGGCCCTGAGCATTGACCAGCCGAATGCCGCTGGAGTCGATCTGAACATGCCGCTTCGCCATCGAGCCGTAGTTGTAGTTGATCGCGTCCAGCGTGTAGAGCCGCAGGCCATGGAGGGTCGGCATCTGATCGGTGCTGGCCGTGATGTTCCCTGCGGGCCCATTCGACCACTCGCCCCAGAAGACCACCTTCGTGGCACCGACGGGCGGGGACAACTGGAGCGTGAAGTAGTTCTCAGTCACGTTCGTGATGCCCTGGGCGACCAGCCCGGCTGCATCAAGGTCGATCAGAGCCTGGTTCGAGATAAGCACGTTGGACGAGTCGTACCAGGATGCCGTGAAGGTGATGTCGTCCAGCCCGGTCGCAGACTGCGTCAGCCCCCCGAGCCCGACCGCGACCAGGAGGCTCTCCATCGGCGACAGCGCCGGGACGGCCTGAGCCGGGGCGACGATGCGAGCCCGAAGCCCCAGGCCGGTACCGCCGGACTGGGTGGTGACGCGAACGCCCTTGGCCTGCTGGAAGGAGAGGTTCTCGCCGGGGGTGGCATAACGTCCGGGCGTGCTGAAGTACGAGGGGCCGAAGGCGCCACCGGAGGAGGAGGCGGTGATGACCGCAGAGGAACGCACGATGCTGCTCGTGGTCCCCGACCAGACCGCGCTCGCCTTCCAGGCGGTACCGGCCGGGTCGGGCGTGACGTCGGCAGCATCGACGGAAGCCGGGTTGGCCACAGTCAGCGCAACGGTGGTCGACTCCACCTTCCGGAGTTCGGGCATCGGCATGACGTAGCCGCCGGTGTTGCCGACGAGATGCTCCGCCCGGATCTGAAGTTCGAGCCAGAGGACGGTCTGGCCGTTCCCGGTCTTGACGACCCCTCGGTCGAACTTGGTCAGGTCCGGTCGCGGGGTGTCCTCCTTCCGGAACGACTTCCACGAGATCGTCTCCGCGTCCTGGAAGGTGCTGTCCGAGGACGCCATCCAGCGCACCGAGTTGAACGCGGGAGTGATGCCGGAGGCGGCCATCGCGGGGTCCATGCCGGGCATGGAGGTGTTGAACTCGAAGCGATACTCGGTGTTCGGCTCGACCACCACCTGCGTACGCCAGCGAGCCGGGGTAGATCCGCTCGCGGCGGCGCGCTCGAAGCGGGCCGCCTGGACCGCGCCGGGCGCCATACGCTCCCAGTAGGGGTCGTCGTTGGCCGGGGAGAACTGCTCGCTGGTGACTGTCCAGCCAGAGACGTCCCCGCGACCCCACATACCGACGGCGGGCGCGGCCGAGTCATTCATGTTGGCCGTGACCAGCGCGGGCAGCATGTTGGGATTCATCGTGGTCGGGTCGAGCCCGGTGTTGTCCAGGCTGCCCAGGAGCAGTTCGCTGGCGACGACCAGGCGGGCGGCCAGTTTGTCGGCGTCGATCGCCCCGGCCTGAATCTGGTCCACGCCGACCGAGTCAGCCTGGAGGTGCCGAGTCGCGATGGCGTCGGTGGCGATGTCCGGGTCGGTGATCAGGACCGACTGGGCGATGGCGGGCAGCGAGTCCGGGCCCTGTCCGTCGGCGTCGTACGCAACCACGATGCCGTAGTAGTCGACACCGGGCGTGACGTCCTGCAAGACCTCGGGGCCACCCGGGTCGTCGGGAGCAGGTCCGATCGCCTCGCGGATCGACTCCTGCTGAATCAGTCCAGAGGCGACCAGGTAGGTGTCGTCGGTCGTGGTCGGAGGCGACCCTGCGCGCACGTAGAGGGCGTACTCCACCGGGTCATCGTTGGGGACCGGCGTCCAGCGATAGAAGACAGATCCGATGCCACCGGCCCACAAGACGGTGGGCGCCGTGGCGGGGGCGAAGCCATCGGGTCCGGTGTCGGCCTCGATGATCTCGGAGGTGCCGAGGCCGACCTGGGACTCCTCGGAGAACTTCCCGGCCAGCGTCCACGAGACGAGCACGACGACGTAGTCGCCCGGCTCCAGGATGGCCGAGATCTCACCACCGGCGGCATGAGCGAAAGAGCCGTAGATGTTGGCCTGGTTGGTCGGGTCGAAGGTCGCGTCGTCATAGTCACCATCGGGGAGGATGTGGACGGTGACGCGCGAGAAGTCCATGGGCGCGAAGTCCGCGTTGGCGAAGGTCCCGTCCCAGTAGATCCGAATCGCCCCCGGCGAGGAGAAGACGCCAGGGACGCTCGGGATCGGAGGGGTGGGCCCGAGCACCACGGACGGAGCGTTGGTGCCGTCGAACTGCTGCCCCATCACCATGGTGAGCGTGCCGGACTCGTTCACGGCCTGGATGGCGCCCGAGTCGATCGTCGAGTTGCCCAGTTGGGGCTGGCGCTGCCTGAGGCGGGACTTCTCCAGATCCGCGATGCGTCGCGCGAGCATCCGCGTCTGGTAGCCACCTGTCATGGGGGTAATTCTATCGGAGTTGATCAGGTGCTCAGTCGGTCGACCCGCGCCACGGTGTAGGAGGCGATCTTGCCGCTGGCGGGCTCGGTTGAGATGGCCAGAATGCGGACCCAGATGTCGAGCGTGGTCCACTCGTCGCGGGACTGAAGCAGGATCTCATCACCCACGCCAGCGGCGCCGAGCGGGGCGTGCTTGTGGTCGTGGACGATGATCTCCTGGATGTCCTCCAGGCGCGAGCGCCACTGGTTCTCGGCCATGGCACGCTTGCGAGCGTTGTTGGTCGTCTTGATCGAGGCGTCCTCGACGATCGCGATCCGACGAAGCCGCTTCTTCTTGGTGGGCTGCTCGACGACAGCGTGGATCATCGAGGCACCCTCCCCGGCGCCGAGCACCAGGGAGCCGGAAGCGTAGGTCTCGCCATCTCGATCCACAGTCGGCGACTCGAAGACATTCTCGCCATAGACGAACCGCAGGTCATTCCGTTTGCGACCGATCTTCGGGTAGCCGAAGTCCAGGTAGTGCTTGATGGTGCCGTCGGCGCCCCAGGCATGGCGCTCGTGGTAGTCGAAGCCGTACTCATTGGCCAGGTCATCAACCATGCCCATCAGGTCATGGGTGGTGTAGAAGTTGAGTTTCACCGGCCCGGCCTCGAAGGAGACGGGGCCCGAGACGGTATCGAACTCAACCTGCTTCAGTTCGGTGCCGATCTCCAGCCCGGTCGTCGTCGAGCCCAATATGAGCCCGAGGTTGCCAGCGCGCTGAGACTGGATATGGCTCCAGATCACCCTGACGACGTCGAGCGGGTCGACCTCGACGCCCGCGTACCCGGAACCAGTGTAGGGAAGCCTTCGGCCGTACCCGGTGAATCCGACACAAGAGAGAGTCCAGTTGGGGCCGTCGAAGCCGGACTGGCGCAGGATGCCCCCGCCACGAATCTCGCCATCGGCCTCGGCGTAGATCGCCGTGGACCACTCGTCAAAAAGTGGCTCGCCATCGTCGGCCATCACGCTCGCCATGGCGGGGGCGATAGTGCCGTTTAGGCCGATGTCGCCAGAAAGCACGTCTTCGACGTTGACGTTCTCCAGAGGGACGTCGGCGTGCAGGAGGGTCTCGGTCCCATCCCCGTTTACACGGGTAGCGAGGTAGCGCCATCCTCTGCGCTGCATCGTTTACACGGCCCGCGAGGAGAAGACCACCTGGACGAAGGCGGTCGCCGTGCTGGAGACCTGCATGTTGCCGGTGCCAGCGGTGCGGTAAGCGCGCATCGAGAGGGTCTGACTGGTGCCGCGCATCGCTGAAGGGATGGCGGCCTCTCCGCCAATCGTCAGGCCACGGTAGACGTCGAGGTCCTCGTTGATGTTCAGGTTGGCGATGTCGACGGTGCCCAGGCGCACGAGAGAGACCCCGGTGAAGGAGTTGGGCGAGCCCTCCATCCGAACACCTTCGAGGTTGGCGATGATGTCGACGTGGGTTGCCCAGGAGGGTACGTCGACCGACCAGGTCGCCGTGCTCGGGAAGACCACGCCGGGATCGGCGGCCGTCAGCGTCTGGAGCGAGCCGGGGCCGATCGCGCGCTTCGTGGTCCGGTCGGTCATCGGCCGGGCGACCTTGCGCAGGTCGTGGATCATCGCGTTGGTGATGGTCGTGGTACTGGCCGGGATGTCGATCCGAGCCAGGGGGAGGTTGGGGTAGGCAGCCCCGGAGATCGTGGTGGATCCACCAGCGACCGGCACGAGGACCGCTCGGACGTAGTCGAAGGTGGCCTCCTCGCCGACGGGCGGGTCATCGGTACCCATGAACGGGTGACCGACCTGGGAGAACTCGGGGTCTCCGACCACGATGGCGAGGATGTAGGACTGCGCCGAGGGGTTCGAGCCGGGCATCTCGCCCGAGGACACGATGTGAACCGACGGGTTCGAGACACCGTAGGTCTCGTTGGGAACCGCCTGGTAGCGGTTCAGGATCGAGCCGGAACCGGCCGAGATCTGCACGCCGACGCCGGGGGTGTCCAGTTGGGCCACCTTCAGGTCGCCGGGCGAGACGATGCCCTGATTCGGGTTGGCCGTGTAGGCCTGACCTCGCGCCAGCGAGGCGGACATGAGGGCCCCGTCGATTGCCCAAGCGGCTCCAACAAGTGTCATGGCTGAATCATCTCACAGACTGGTGTAGGCGTTTCTCCAGCGCAGGCGCGCGGAAGCCCCGCCACCTCCGACGACTCCGCCGAGGCGGACCTGGACCTGGGTCTTCGGCGGCAGCCAGAGATCCTCCAGCCATGTCCGCCGGGCGAGCATGTCGGACCGGTTGGCGCCGGACTGGTTCAAGATGGTGAGCGCCCAGGGCCGGGTGTCGATCTCGACCCACTGGCCCGCCGCGATGGTCCCGGTCAGCGACAGGGTCCAATCATCGGTCTGCACGGACGGGTTGGTCCAGGGACCGCTCAGGCGGATCACGGGGTAGACGCGCTGGGATCCGCCGACGTAGACCGACTGCTGGGTCTCGGCCGAGGGCATGGTCACCGTGGGCAGAGTGAGCGGGAACTCGAAGCCGGAGGGCTCGGGATCGGACGCGAACGGGATCAGGGCCTCGGTGGCCTCGTCGTCGTAGGTGTAGCCGTCGACCAACTCGAAGTCGTGCGTCAGGTCGACGTACCCACCGAGGATCCGGTTGCCCGGCGGCCCCGAGAAACGCCGGGGCCGCCCGAAGACGCGTCGGTACCGGTCGTTGATCCGGTACCGGATGGCGGTGGTCGCGCCGGGCCCCAGGAGCAGGTCGGAGGGCGACCAGGCGGTCGAGATCTGCTCCAGGGTCTCCAGGGCGGTGTCGACGTCGGTCTCGTTGACGTGGGAGGCCCAGGTCCAGGTGCGGTTCGAGCGTACGTCGCGGCCGAACGCCTTCACGCCGCGCCGCGAGTTCTGCGAGTCCTGGGTCAGCCAGGACTGCTCGCCGGGGTCGAAGCCCTCGTTGTTGACCGACACCTTGGCGCCGATGCCGAAGACGAAGCCGTCCATAGCCTCGGCCTGGGGCAGGATCTCGAACTGGAATTCCGACAGTGCCGTCATGATCCCGGGCCCCCTACTCCTGCGTACTTGCCGCCTCGATTGAACTTGTGGAACTGGAAGTTGAGATCCCCGGCCACGTCCTCGGCGGTCAGGTCACTGCCCTCGAAGTGCGGCTCGTAGTGGACGCCAGCCCCGGTTCCGCCGCCCATCTTAGCGAACTGGTCGGCCGTGAATACGGGCTCCGGCTTACCGGTCAGGTTGACCACCGTGGTCAGACCCGGCGGCAGGTAGCCGCCGCTGTCGTACATCATGGTGCCGTTGTTCGCCAGCCCTGTGCCGTCGTACGCAGGGCCATCGTTCTCACCGTAGATGCCACCCTCGTCGTACCAGTTGTTCCGGTTGTGGAACGCCAGGGCAGCGATCGGCGAGCCGTAGCGGTCGGCGATGTAGCGAGCCCCGGCGGCAGCCTGTTCGGCCGGGCTGGCGTTCTTGGACAGGCCGTACGCCGCCCGGGTGCTGTCCAGGAACTGGAAGAGGCCGTACGCCGTTGAGGTCGGGTTGTCCGCCTTCGGGTTCCAGGAGGACTCCTTGCTGATCAGGGTCGACAGCGCGTTCCACTGAGCGCCCTTGGCCCAGGACGGGTGGCCCTCGCCGACAGCCTTGCGAACCTGGTCCTGGACACTGCCGCCGACGATCTTGCTGATGGCGCCGGACAGCATCCCGAGCGGAGTCATCGAGGCCACGTCGCTGACCCAGTCCGGGATGATGTCCTTCATCTTGCTGATGACCCCGGGGATCAACTTCTTGGGGACCTCGCTGATGATCTTGTGGAACGGCGAGTCGCCCAGTTCCTCCAGCGGCTTGGAGATCCAGCCCTTGACCACGTCGGCCGGACCCTTCAGGAAGTCCTTGACCGCGTTGGGGACGCTGAAGCCGCTGGCCTGACCGTAACCAGCCTTGGCAGCACCGGACAGGAGCGCCATCGCGGCGCCGTAGGAGCCGCCGGGGAAGCCGAAGTGAAGGTGAGGCCCGGAGGAGTTGCCCGTCGATCCCACGTTGCCGATGTACTGCCCGGCGGCGACCGTCTGACCGACCTTGACGGCGGTCCGGCTGGAGTGACCGTAGACCAGCGTGCCGTACTTCGACTGCTGGAAGATGGCGTTGCCGTAGCCCCGGCCGGAGCCGACGTAGACGATGTTGCCCGGGACGGCGGCGTAGTAGGGCTTGCCGTTATCGTTGGGCGCGTTCAGGTCGACGCCGTCGTGGCCAGGGTAGGTAGAGGCACTGCCGCCCGGGAGCGGCCAGAAGACGCCGCCCTTGGCGTACGCCTGTCCGCCTTCGAGAACCTGCTTCAGGCCGTTTACACCCTTCTTCCGGGCGATGGCGTTGAGGCGGTGAATGTTCGAGGGGCCGATCGCGGCGGTGAACTCGGGGCGCATGATCGCCTCGCCGCCAGACAGGTGCAGGCGTCCGCCGGTGGGGGAGTAGAAGTCGTGCACGTCGCGGCCCGGGGTGTAGCCGGGCATGATGCCGCCGGACCTGAACCGGTTGGCGTTCTTGGCGCCCTGGGCGGTGAGCGTGTTCTTCTTGCTGGACTCGCCGGTCAGCCACTTCGGCGGGGTAATGTTGCTGATCTGGGTCTTGGCGCCGACCTTGCGGCCCAGCGAGTTCATGCCATCGATCAGAGCGTTCAGAATCTTGAACCCAACGATGATCGGGCTCGCCAGAACCTTCCGGAGCCCGCTCCAGTAGTCGGAGACCCTGGCAACCACCCAGCGGAAGGCCTCGGCCAGCGGCGAAAGCCGCTTCTTCATGCCGTCGAACAGCGGCTGGCCCCACTTGTTCCAGGCCGCCCTGAGCGCCTTGACCGTGATCTCCCAGACCAACTTGATCGCCTGGAATACCGGCTTGATCACGTTCTTCCAGGTCCAGGAGAAGACCTTGCCCATCGTGGTGAGCCACGGGACCAGGATGTTCTTGATGTACCAGGCGATCCCTCGGATGACGGCGCCGAAGACCTTGCCCAGAACCGGGATGATCTTGGTGGCAGCCCAGAGGATGATCGGGCCGAGCCACTTGAAGAAGGGGAGCAGGACCTCCTTCCAGAGCACCATGAAGGCCGCCTGGAGTTCGGTGAGGGCGGGCTTGATGTCCTTCTCCCACGCCTTCATGAAGGCGGCCGAGATCTCAGCCCAGGCCTTCTTGATCCACTTCCGGAAGGCCTCGTTCTCGCGAGCGAACCCGGCCAGGGCGACGCTCAGAGCAACGAAGACGCCGACGAAGATGGCCCACAGCGGAGCCGTCGCGACGGCCGTGGCGACGGCGGCCAGGGCGATCGAGGACAGGACGGCGCTGATGCCGAAGAAGGCAGCCATGACTACCGTCAGGACCTTCTGGAGGGTCGCCGAATCCATCTGAGCGATCCACTCGGCGAAAGCCGTGACGATCCCGATGACGACCTCGCCGACCGGCGCCAGCGCCTTCATCACGTTGAAGACGGCACCGCCGATGGCCCGGAAGAACCTCACGACCTTGGGGCCAACCCGCTGGACATAGTCCAGGAAGTCCTGGATATCCTCCCGGCCCTTCTTCGAGGAGGCCCAGTCGGCGAAGGCGGTAGCGATCCTCTCGATGCCCCGAGCGAACAGCAGGGCGAAGGGGGCGCTGACCGTCAGGATGCTGGCCAGCGCTTCAAGGAACTTGATGAAGGCGTTGCCGTACGCCTTCTGAATCTCGGGCCCGAGGGTGCCCAGCATCCGGAAGAAGCCGCCCCAGGCGTCGCCCTGGAAGGACACGCTGAGCGCCTTGGTGAACTCGCCGAACCCGGCGGCCAGCCCGATGAGGGATCTGGCCAAGGTCGAGGCGTTCTCGCTGGAGAGGAAGCCGCTCAGGGCCTCCTGGATGGCAGGCAGCATCGCCGCCTGCACCGCGTCACGGAAGCGGTAGAACCCGGCCGTCAGGGAGGCGATGTAGAGCGCGAACCGCTGCCCGGCCGGACCGAGTGCGTCGAAGGCCTCGTTGACGGCCTGCTGCTGGCTGGAGACCTCGCCGAGCGACTCGGACTGGCTGGCCAGGGCGTCGCTGATGCCCTGCTGGGCGTCGGCGATGGCGCGGGCCGAGTCCTGAGCACTGCGAGCCTGGTCCTGAAGAGCCTCGGAGACTCTCTCGGCGCCGTCGGCGCGGGCCTCGTCCACGCCCTCGGCCGCATCGAACGCGTCCTTCTGGGCATCCTTCTGGGCCTTGATGGCGTCGGTCAGGGACTCCTGGGCGGTCTTGACCTGCTCGGTGCCGTTGACGCCCTCCTTGTCCCACTTCTTCTTGGCGGCGGCCAGGTCAGCCTGCTCGTCGCGCAACTTCTCCACGGCCAACTGCGCCTCGGCGTCGTTGATCCGGGCCTGCTCGCGATCGAGGTTGGTCGAGGAGCCGTCGGCGTTGACCGACTGCAACTCGACGCGCGCGTTGAAGGCGTCGATGAGCGCCTGGTCGATGGCCAGTTGGTTCTCGCGGATCTGCTGGTTCAGGTCCTTGCCAGTGTCGGCGGCAGCGGCTCGGGCCTCGGCCAGATCACGCTCAGCCTCCTGGACCTCCCTGACCGAGTCGCGGTAGCGCTCCTGCGCCTCGCGCTGGCGTTCCAGGGCATCCTCGATCGCGTCAGCCGCGTCCTCGCGCGCGTCGGCGACCCGCTTGGCCGCGTCCTGGGCCGCCTGAGCGGCGTTGCGCTCGGCGTCGGCGAGAGACCGCTTGGCGTCGCGGACAGCCTTAGCCGAGGAGCGCACCTTCTTGCCGAAGTCCTGCTGGATCTTCCCGGCCTGGGTGCTCTTCTTGTTCAGTGCCTGGACGGCCGGGCCGATGCCGGACAGACCGATCACCAGGGTCGTCAGGGATGCGGCGGCCACGCCCCCAGCCGTAGCCAATGCCAGGAGTCCTCCGCCAGCGGCGGCGGCCATCGGCCCGAGGGTGGGCAGGATGGCCACGACCGCGACCAGGACATAGTTCAGCGATCGGAACGCCGTCGCTGCGGAGAGCGCGTCGTTGGACGAGGAGTGGAAGATCCGCCCTAGCATCGAGCCGCTCTTACCGGCCCGGTCAGCGGCAACGGAGACGGCCGCCAGTTCAGCGATAGCGGCCCGCGTCGAAGCGCGTACGTTGATGTCGACCCGCTTGGAGTCGAGTGCGGCCAACTGACCCTGGAGCGCCTTGATCTCGGAGTTGATGGCTCCAGCCGACAGGGTCGCCGTGACGCGCACGTCGCCGAGGGACTCCAGGCGGGCCTTCAGCCGGTTGATCGCCGGGTCGGTCTGCCCCTCCAGAGCCTTGGCGGCCTTGCGAGCCGAGTTTCGTACCTTGGACTCGAACCGGGTGAGTGCGACGTCGGACTTGTCCAACTTGCGCTCGAACTCGGTCACCGAGGCGATGGCCTCGGAAAAGTCGGCGGTGCCCTTGATGTCCACGTCCTTGACCGTCTCCAGACGGCTCTCCAACTTGCGGAGATCGCGGAGCACGTGATCGAAGTTGGCGCGGGCGGTGATGTCGACGTCGTGGATCGAGGCGAGGTCCTCCTTCATTCGGAGGACTTCCTGCTTCATCTTCGAGGACAGGCGCGAGACGTTGATGCTGTCGAGCGACTTGCCGATCGCCTCGACGTTGCGGTTGAAGTCCTTCTGGATCTGGTCTCCGGACTTGCCGAACTCGGACGCCATCTCGCGGCCCATGGCCTTGCCGTACTTCCGGCCAGTCTCGGCGCCCTGGCGTTCCATGTCGCGGCCGAGCACGCCGCTGGCGTCCTTGACCTCCTCGCGGATGGCCTCCTGGACGCCAGCGAAGACGGGAACGACCTGAAGGAAGATCGTCCCCGCTGAGAATCGCTTGCCCGCACCAGCCGCCATAGTGCTTATTCTACCGGCTCGGGCGGGGTGCTCTTGTGCGGCAGCATCCGGGCCACCAGGCTCCTGTGCGACCTCTCCTTGCGCTCCATGGTCGCCTTCACCATCGCTGTCTGGAGGGGGCTCATCGGACGCTCGCGAGGCTTCGGCGGCTGGCCCGCCTTCTGGCCCAACTGGACGGCGGCCACGGTGTGGGCGACGTGTCGTACGGCGTCGTAGACGTCCTCCAGGAGGCTGGCCTCGCGGGTCCAGCCGATCATCGAGAGAGGCTTCTTCTGGTCGTCCTGGGCCTTCCGATTCGCCATGGCCTCGGCGAGCATCTTCATGTGCTCCTCGTCATCCCCGACGGCGCTGGCGTAGTGCGAGTGAGCGGGCAGGCGATCGATGATGGCCAGGAGCGTACGCCAGCGCCGCGAGCGCCACATCTCGACCAGGTCGACGCCGAGCGGGGTCAGGTCGGTAGTGAGGGCGTCACGGTAGTGGTCAGCCAGGTAGGTCAGGCGCCGAGCCTGGTCGAAGGGCGGCAGGTCGTGAGCCAGTCGCCATCGCTCGAAGACCTGGGCGCGCTTCCACTCCGGCATGGAGGGGGTGTCGGGGGCGTGCTCCAGGTAGAGGTACTGAAGCACGACCTGGAAGTGCATCGCCCGAGGGTTAGGCAGTGTAAACGTCCTGCCAGCATGCCTGATCCTGAGATCGTCGCCGACGGCGTACTCCAGGCTGTCGATGTCGCCCATCGTTCTCCTTCAGAACTGGAAGAACGCCCCCGCCGTCGCTGTACATCCGACAGGGGGGCGTTCGGCTGGTGGGGTCTCAGCGGCCGGTCGCAGCGCGACGCTTGGCCTTCTGAAGGACCTTCTCCAGTTCGTAATACTCCGAGTAGGCCTCAAGGATCTGGTTGAACAGCCAGCCCGGGGTGTCGACGGTCTCGATGTGCCGGAGGTCCTCCGGGTTCATCGTGAAGCGCAGGAGTTCGCCGGGACCCTCCAGGGTCGCCAGGTCCTTCCAGTCAACCTCGGCCGGGTCACCCATGGTCACCTTGCGACCACCGACCTTCGTGACGAAGGGCGGCTTGACCTCGGTCTGCGGCCTCTGAGCGGCATCAGCGTCGAACATGACGCTGGTGTCGGGCATCGGCACGACGTTGGAGTCGTCGGTCACTTAGCACCTCCGGTGGGGGGCTTCGGGCCGGGCTTGGGGGCAGAGCCCGGAGTGTCCCCGGCGTCAGGCTTGCCGGAGTCGGTCGACTCGTCGGGGGCCTCGGCCTTGGTCTCCTGCACGCGCTTGAAGCCGTCGAAGGACAACTTCACGGCATCGGCGGGGGTCTGAGCGACCTTGACAACGTCGCCCTTCTCGAATGTGCCCGGCTGGTAGCGGGGGTCCTTCTTACGGCTCGTCATGCCTACGATCCTAACATGACGCTAGTGGGGGTCGTGATGCGACCGCACGCCCCCGAGCCGGTGTCGCGCGACGAACCGGGGGCAACCTGCTCGGACGACATCTGGACACGGGGGCGTGCGCCAGCCGAGAGACACCCACTGACCCCGGCTGGAGCCCCAGTGTAGCCAGGGCCGGTCACTCGGTCACCTCGGACTTCTTTCGCTCAGCCCAGACGCCGACATATGTGTGAACGATGAGTTCGTCGTCGGTCAGCGCGAGGGCGGCCTGGGAGATCTCCAGTTGGCGCTGGTGGTACTTGCGGAAGGTCTCGATCATCTCGGACCGCGTCTTACGGCCGTAGTCAGCGATTCCAACCCCAATGCCCTTGTTCGGGAAGTTGCTGGAATCACGCGGGCCGACGCTAGTCATCCGCTCGCTCATGACTTGCTCGCCTTCTCGACGGTGGCGGACAGGTCGATGATGGCCAGGGTCTGGAGGTGGATCGCCTCAGCCTGCCATCCGGCCGCTGTGCCGGGGTTGGCGTAGCGCGTCTTCTTGATGTTCTCACGCTCCCTGTTGACGGTGTCGCGCAGGGCCTCTCGGTTAGCCTTACCCATTGGGATCCTCCAAGTAGGACAGGAACAGTTTCCAGGCCGACTCGGCGTCGTAGCCACGGTTGTACACCGCGAAGAAGGCGGAGCGAAGGCTGGCATTCAGGGACGCGGTAAGCGTCTGGGCGAGGTCATCCTTCGCCTTGTCGATGGCCTCGTCGATGAGGCCCTGCAATTCGGTGGGTGCCATATCCCCAGCATAGAGAACGGCCGCCCCCGATGTGGGGACGGCCGTCTCATTGGCTGAGATCACGGAGCCTGGTCGATACCCATCTCGTCCAGGAGAGCGAGCCAGCCGGGCCCGCCGAAGAGCCAGCGCTCGGAGTACCCGAGGGTGCTGTCCTCCTCGCCGGTGAGCGTGACGCCCCAGCCGATGGGGTCGTCGCCGCCGCCGAAGTTCTGCTCGGCGTAGCCGGTCACCTTGGCGCGGGGGAGGAACCGGCCGATGTAGATCTCGCCGCCGTCGCCCTCGTCCACCGCGAGCGAGAGCGTGCGGTAGTGACGGCTGGTCGGGCGGGTCGGCTTGGCGATGGAAACCTCGCCGCTGTCGGCGTCGGCGAGGATGCCCGAGAGGTCGGCCCCGGTCGCCATGCCGAGGGTCAGCAACTTGGTCTCCTGCGCGAGGAACGTCAGGGTCGTGGTGTCCGAGGTGATGTCGGTTCGGGTCGGCGATACCGAGCCCCACGAGGTGACCTCGGAGTTCGCGACATCACGAGAGAACTGGGCACCGTCCGAGGACAGCCAGCCCGCGTCGTCCCAGTCGGTCGGGAGCGCGGTCAGGTCAATGACCACGGGCGGCCCGGCGGAATAGGTCGTCAGGTCGACGATCGGCCCGGCGGTGATGGGGGCGACAAAGACGGAGCCGTCGAGCGCCTTCCGGATCAGTTCCTGCTGCTTGTTCCGCAGGGTGGCGTAGTTGGGCATCTTGCCTCCATAGGTCAGGGTTGCTTGGGTCTTCAGCGCCCCAAGCCTAGGAGGCACGTCTTCTCAGCCCAGTTTACACGTCTAGCCCTTTCGGCGAGACGTGAAGACGTAAGTAGCGCTCAGCCTGGTGACGTTGTCGTCCTCCCAGGGGCCGGGCGCCGGGGCGACGTTCTGGAACACCCTGTCGATCAGCATGGTGCTGGTCTTGTGATACTTGCCGACCAGCAGGGCACTGATGGCGTTCGCGTGGTCCAGGGTCGTCAGGTAGTTGTCGCCGAAGACGTCGATGTCTACGGTCCAGGAGCCGTTGGTCTGGGTCTCCGCTCCGCCGCCAGGAACCAGCATCACGCAGACGTAGAGTCCCTGTCCTGCGGTGTAGTTGAGCGCGCCACCGACCTTCCCGGCCGCAGCCGGGTACTTGGTCTGGATGACCTCCTGCACGGCCTTTTGGATGCTTGTGAATGGCTGAGTCACCTGGGGCCCCCTTTGAAGTCGCCGACTTCTCCGCCAGCATGTGCCAGCGCGCGTACCCGAGGCTGACCTCGGCCACCGAACTCGATCAACGCCGATCCTGCGACGTTGTTGACGACCTCCACCTTAACGCGAGCATTGCCGCCGACCAGCATGAGACCCGCGTTGCGGCGAACTCGATAGCCCTTGGCGACGCTGGCGTGCCAGCCGGTCGTCTTCTCGTCGGTACCGCTCTTCTTCTGCTGCTTGGGCGAGAGCGCCCCGGCCCGGACCGCAATGTGCCCAGAGGCCTCGGCGGTGACATCGCGCATCTGCTCCGAGCGCATGAACGCACCGAAGGATTTTCTGTTCTCGACGTAGCGAACACGCTCGCCGGGCCTGAACCTGATCCGCGTACGGCGCTCCGGGAAGACGATCCCGGCGTCGCTCATGAGCCGACCTTGGTCAGGTAGAAGATGGTCGCCTTGCCGATCCCACGCTTGTTCTCGTAGTGACCGGGCTCACCGTCGACGTCCCAGGGCTCGGGGTCGCCGGGCAGAAGGATCTTGTCGTCGGCCTTCACGTCTGAACCGAAGGGGGCGACGACCATCTGGCCCTCGACGATCACCCAGCCGCGCTCTTCCTCGAAGGAGGTTCGCGGCACGATCATGCACCCGAGAATCTGGTGGTTCGCCGGAGTACTCGGGGTCGAGTCGAGCGGGTCTCGTCGCTCCTCGCGACGGACCGTGACCGTCCGCTTGCCGATCTTCTTGGCCATCAGCCCTGGCCGCCCGGGTCGCCCGGATTGAAGAGGGGGATCTTCCACTCGCGCGGGTCGGACGAGGTGGAGAGGTTGATCTGCTGGTCGTCGCCGACGTACAGGGTCTCGACCGGTAGCAGGGACTCGGGGCCAGGCGAGGTCGGGATGGTGAAGACCTCACCGGCGCCCTCGGGCGGGTTCGGGTCGCCGTCCGGGTTGTACTTGGTGATCGTCGTACGCTCGGACTTGGTCAGATCCATGAAGAGCGCGTAGTCGTCCACGTGGCGGTCTCCGCCGATCGGGCCGACGTTACCCTCTGCGACCACCTGGGTCGGGTTCTCGTAGGAGCGTTTACACACCTGGAGGACGACCATCTCGACGTCGAGCGGAACCCGGTTCTCGCCCGGGTCGAGCGTCCAGTCGACGTTTCCGCCGAGGAAGCGAGCCAGGTTCGACATCTTCTCGCAGATCTCGATCGCGAGGGGGTCCTCTTCGACCTCGTCCTCGTCGTTCTGCGTCCACGCGGCCAGAGTGCCGAAGGTGATCAGGTTCGCCATGTCACTATCCTATCAGCGCTGCTTGACGCGGATCTTCAGCGTACGGTCGTCCTGGCGGCCAGCCGAGGTCGTGATGTGGCAGGTCGCCAAGTAGACGACGCCCTCGACGCCACCCTGGAGCCACACGACGCACTTGCCGTCGGTGATGGACTCCTCGTGGACCGTGGCCTTCTCCAGGGCGCCTACACCGGTGGGCGAGAGGGTCCAGGTCGCGTCCTCGATCGTCTCGTCAGCCTCCAGCCAGGTGCTGTAGTCGAAGCCGTATTCAAGGACGGCGTCAGGGTCATGCGGGATCGACGCCATGGATGCGGTCCTCTTTCTCGACTGAAACGATGCGGTTCTCCGCTGCTACGGAGTATACGCGAGACTCACTAGCCACGGTCGTCATTCGGCCGGGGTCGGGGGTGACGTCGGACGGCGGCGGCTGGAACCGCAGGAAGCCCCCGGAGACCGAGTCAGACTGGCCGCTGACCGGCAGGGCGAGCGCGATGACGCCCCCGGAGCCGGACGTCGCTGCCGAGGTTCCCGAGACGCCCAGGGCGGCCGAGGTTTCGATCGTAGAGGTGCTCGTGCTGGCCGACTCGCCGGACACCGGGATCCGGGCCGCGATATCGAGCGAGGAGTCACTCAGGGTGGCCGTCTCGCCCGACATGGGTTTCCGGGCCGCGATTGCCAGCGAGGAGTCGCTGATCGATTCGGAGGTCCCGGCGATCGGGCGCGTGGCGGCAATCTCCGCCGAGCCGGACGACGAGGACTCGGACGGCCCCGAGGTCACCGTGGCATTCAGAGTGGGGGTCAGCGACGAGGCCGAGGCGCTCGCGCTCGTGCCGGAGATGGCGTACGCCGTACCGGGCGGGGGCGGGTCTACAGCGTTGATCGCGAAGACCAGTCGCTCGCACGACATGCTCGTGATCGTCGAGGTGGCCGCCGAGGAGTACGTCGCCCCGACCTGATCTTCGAGGTAGGAAAGCGAGTAGCCGTAGCCGTCGGTCACCGCCAGGGGTACGCCGGTGTCCACAGCCTCGGCGCCGTTGCTCCAGGTGAACGACGACGGCGTCGCGCCGGTGATGTCCTGGCCGACGACTGCCGCTCGGAAGTCGGCCGCAGCGGTCAGGCCAGACAGCGAGGGCCCGGCGCCGCCAGAGGCTGAAACATTTCCCTGTGCGGCGGAGCCGATGAAGGCCGATCCGGCGGCGAACTCATAGATGTCGAAGACGACCGGGTAGTTCGAGCCGTTGTGCGTCGTGGAGAAGGTGTCGCCACCGGCGGCCGTCCGGTACCAGAGGTAGAGACCGGTGTTGTTGACCGCCGAGCCCCCGGCGGGCAGCGTCCAGCCGCTCGGGGTCGTGCTCGTCACGGCACCCTCGGCCAGGACGACCAGGAGCCGCCCGGCGGTCGGTGTAAACGCGCTGCCAGCGACAACCGTCCCAGAGGCCGGATTGACCGTGTGCGAGTTCGTGCCGTTGCGCGGGGCGGCGATGGTGACGTGGTTCAGCCACTTGACCATGGCCTATAGCCCGTCAGTCGAGCGTGTGGCGAAGGGACCCGGCGGCCACGGTCAGCGTGTCGCCGGTCAGGAGCGAGCGCGGGTTGTCGACGGGCTCCCAGGTCGACTTCTGAACGCCACCGGTGGAGGCCGAGAAGGTAGCCCAGTGCGTGACGTCGGTGGGGCCGGTGGCAACGGCCGAGGTGAGCGCGCTGGCGTTCTCCTTGACGGACGGAGTCGCGGCGGAGGCGTTCGTCCAGTCGGTGACCGCCGTACGCGCCACGGCTGACAGGGTGCCCGATGAGTCCGAGGCCCACGCGATATAGTCGGTGTCGACGAACACGTTATCCAGTGCCTGCTGCTGCATCGCCTGAGTCATTGACATGGTGGTGCTCCTGAGTCCTAGTGGTGTGCTCAGGATAGCAGTCAGGAGCCGACCTTCAGGTCAGTTGTCCGGCCGTTCTCAATCCAGACGAACTCGCCGTCAGGACCAACCGGCAGATGCTTCCGGCACCCGCAGCAGTAGGTGGCTCCGTAGAACCTCGGATCGCGAGCGTACGTCTCGGCGATCGGCAACGCCATGGTGGTCTGGGCGCCACACGGGAGGTGCAGGTAGGACTTCCTGACCGGACGAATGAAGCCCTGCTTGCGCTCCTCGTCGGAGAGGACCAGGTACGCCTCGGCTTGGTCTACGGGCTCCTCGTCGGCGCCATGCGTCAGGCGAGGGTCGTTCGGGTCGTCGGTGATCATGTCTCCAGGATACCAGCGGAACGCGCGGCCCGACCCGGGGTCATCTTCCACCGTTCCGGACTTCTCGGGCCGCGCTAGTCCTCGTCAGGACTTCCTGCCCAGGAGGCCCCGCCAGCATAGCAAAACCCCCCGACCCGAAGGCCGAGGGGTCTCACTATCCGAGATGGGTGACTCAGGCGAAGACTGCGCCACCGTTGGAGAAGGTCGGCGTCAACTTGACGATCCGAACGTTCTTCCGGGTGTTGACGGCCTGGACGGAGATGTCCGTGCCGTCCTTGTTCTTCATGACGGCGAGGTCCTCGTCGTTGAACTCGCCGGTCTCGACGATGAAGTTGCCGTTGGCGTCCCGCTCGTCCCGGATCTCGTTGACACCCATGAAGGTGGAGACGATCGACCGGTCGCGCAGGTAGTTGGCGTCGTAGTCCTGGACCCAGCGCATCGAGATCCCCCGACGGGAGATGCCCGAGTTGCCGGTGACCGCACCACGGGGCACGTCCGGCGCAGCGTTTCCGAGCACGAAGGACGTGCCGTGGAAGTAGAACGCCTCGTCGGGCTCAAGCCCGTTGTGCTCGATCACGAGCGAGTTGGACAGACGGCCGATGACCGCGTCGCGAACGGCCGGGGAGACCGTGTCAGCGAGGTCGGCGTTGGACAGACGCTCGGAGGCACGCCAGGCGGCTCCGACGTTGTTGCCGACCACGAAGAGGCGACCCGAATACGGGGCGACCTTGTCGGAGTCCATGAGACGCTTCGCCTCGGCGGCCACCAGGTGGGGGTCGTCGGTGTTGGCGTTGAACGCGAGATCGTGCTTCGCGTTGTTGGCGCGGATGGCCGTGAGCGCCCGGGACTCGATCCGACCCGCGACCGCCTCGGTCTGCGGGAGCAGAACGTCGGATGCGAACTCGATCTCGTCCAGGGTGAAGTGCTCATCCTCAAGGCCGGTGGCCGAGTAGATGTGGCTGTCCAACTTGATCGGGATCCGGCCGCCGGTCTGGTAGATGTCGTCCAGCACGATGGGGCCGGTACGGCCACGGAAGTCGTAGTCGCGGGCGACAGCGATGCTGCCGTCCTTGACCTTGAGCATGACCGTGTCGCCCTTGGCGCCGACGAAGTTCTGCTTGCCTGCGATGGTGAGGAAGAGCGGCAGGATCAACTGCTGCTCGACCATCGGCAGGACAAGGCTGGACTGCTTTTCGGCCTTGACCTTCTTTACCGCCATGAGCGGCCTCCTTAGGAACTTGGGTTGCTTGGGTTCAGCGCCCCAAGCCTAGGAGGCACGTCTTCTTCAGCCAGTTTACACGGCTTAAGGTCTAGAAGAGGTCGCGGTTCACCAAACCGGCAGCGATCTTCTCGGGATCGAAGTTGGCAGGCTCCTTGCCGCTCTTCGGGTCGCCGGGGGTCTTGAGGCGCGAAACGGGGCGAACGAAGCCGTTGAACTCGGGCTCGTCCTCATCGTTGTCGTCGTCGTCATCGTCGCCGGGCTTGCCGTCCTCGCCGAGGCCGAAGTCCTTCTTGACGTCCTCGATGGACTTCTTGATCGCGTCCTCGTCCTCGCCGGTGACGTACTTGGCGTGGGTGTCGGAGAGGCCAGCCTCGCGGAGCAGGTCTGCGCGCGTCTTCGCCTTCACGGCGTCGTCGCGCTCGGTGGTCATCTTGGCCAGGTCGGTCTCCAACTTGGAGATCTTCTTGGTCGCCTCGGCGCCGTTGGCGGACTCGGCCTGGGTCTTCAGGTCCTCGTTCGTCGCCTCCAGCGTGGTCACCTGCTCCTTGGCGTCGTCGCGAGCGTCCTGGGCCTTGGCCTTGTCGGTGACAAGCCCGTGGATGTACTTCTTCAACTTGGGCTTGTCGATCTCGGCGTCGGTGCCACCCTCGGTCTCCCACGGGGCGCGGAAGTTGTCGAGGGCCGGGATTGCTTCGATGTGCTTCGGCATTGCGGGTGACCTCCTGCGGTCTCAGTCCATGAGATGCCTCTTGACATCTCTAGTGTGGATCAGGCTATCAGATTGACTCGTGTAAACGACTCAAGCGTCCGGCTTCCAATCCTTCGATCCAGTCTCGCGCCAGTGGTTGTAGCCCTGGCGGAAGTTGTTGATGGCTTCCTTGCCCTTGCCGACGCCCCACAGGCCCCACAGTTCGGCGGCCTCCAGCGACTCCTTGGCGTACTTGTCGTCGCGCGAGTAGACCGGCTTCAGTGAGCAGTGGCACTCGTCGTGGACCTTGGCATCTGCGGCGCCGGTGAAGCGCGAGTTCGATTCCCGGAAGGAGTCCTCGTTGAACGGGCGCCACTCGAACCTGCTGGCCAGCATTACGCAGAAGTAGCAGGGGCCGGTCTCGCTGGTGCCGAGCACCCTGACGTACGCCAGGGCGGTCTCATCCTTCGCGGAGTTCTCGAAGATCGTCTGGCGCCCTCCGGCCTGGGCGTGCCGGAGCGTGGCGGCGGCCAGGTTGTTGGCGATGATCAACTGCTCCTTGCTGGATAGCCTCTTGACGCCGTCGTCCTTCTTCTTCATCTTGTTGGCGTAGTCGTAGGGGCCCACGGCCAGCAGGGACTCGCGTACGCCCTGGTCCACGGTGCCGGTGGCGATCACCGGCGAGTAGAGCGGGGCGCCGGGTGCCTCGATGCCTCGGATGCCGAGGAAGTACGCCGCCGCGCGCCGGGCGCTGTCGTCGGAGGTCTTGATCAGCGCCGGGACCATGAGATCCAGCCAGCGGTTCACGCTGGCCAGACTCATCGGGTCCACCTTCTGGAGGTAGTAGGCGGCGACGATCGCGGCGATCTTGTCGGCCGCCATACCCTCGACGCGCCGGTACGCCTCCGTCAGTGCCACCGCCTGGGCGATCTGGGCCTCACTCAGTGTCACCGGCGGGCTCCGGGTTCGGGTTGTTGTTGCCTGCCTCGATGGCCAACTGCTCCAAGATCTGGTTCAGCGCGCCGGACTCGATCAGTTGCTTGGCTCGGGTGGAGTCGTTGTCGGTCCAGCCGGGCAACTTCTCCCAGAGCATCTCGACGGGGATGTGCAGTCCCTCGGCCAACTTCGTCAGGGCGTCGGCGGTCTGGGACAGCGAGCGGGACTCGACGTCGCGCCACTGCACCTGGAGATCCCAAGCAGCGGCGGTGATCATGTCGCCCTCCATCATGGCGGCCAGGCGAGCCATCTGCTCGTGGAACTCGGCCGCGTTCGTACGGAAGGCGTGGCCTCGTCGCTGGAGACCCTCGTTGGCAGCGGCGAGCGCCTCGGCCTGAAGATTCGAGGAGAGGCCCAGCAGGTGGTGCGGGGGGATCTGTGCGACGGCCGAGAGGATCCGCAGGTCGGCGTCGGTCACCGAGATCTGGCCGTCCAGCGGGTCAGCCGGGAGCACGCCGAACCTGGTCTCATGACTGGTCGAGACCAGGAGGTCCTGCATGCTCAACTTCATCGCCTGGGCGTTCTCTTCGTCCTCCTTCGACGGCTTCGCCATGCCCGCGATGTAGCGGACCTGCCAGGCGCCGAAGCGCTGCTTGATCAGGCGATCGAAGGTGCCCTGGTCGATCCGGCGGAGCAGGGGGAGGACGGGCTCGATCTCACCGACCGCGTTCCCGTCCAGGTCCATCCTGTTGGCCAGGCGAGCGACCGGCGGGACCGGGACGCCGTGCGTAGAGTGGTCGAGGTACTTCCACTCCTTCCTCTCGGTCCCGTTGCTGGTGCAGGTCAGGTTGTGAATGACGTACGCATCGAAAACGCGCACGGACCAGCCATCGGCGATAAAGCCGGTCTCCGGGTCCTTGACCTGGTTCGGCTCAGCCTCGATCGTGAAGATCGACCACTCGTCGTCGTCGTTGTCATAGAAGCCAGCCATCCGAATGGCAGAGCGACCCATCATCTTCGACATCTTGTTGCCGGTCAGCGGATCCTTGCCCGGGATGACGATGCCGTAGGAGACGCCGTGGGCGGTGGCCGACTCGTGGATGGCGTTCTGCTTGGAGCCCCAGCGGTTGCGCTCGAAGGTCTCCCAGGTCGACAACTTGACGCCCGAGTTCCCCTTGCTGATGCCCTCCATGTTGGCCAGGCTGGCGATCGTGGTGGAGATCAGCCCGGCGAACATGTTCGAGGAGAGGCCGCGCAGGTTCTCGAACTCGGCGCTGTGGGCCGCCTTGTCCGGCGAGAACGGCTGGCCGAAGGCGCGGTCATCCTCGTTCAGATCCTCGCTGTACTCGTACTGGCGACCGGTGCGCCAGGCCTCCAGTTTCTGAGCCTCCTGGCGCGATCGGAGGAAGGACGGGAAGTATTCCACGCACATATCGATGACGTCGCCCTGCCGCATGGCCTTCGCCATCGTGTCCTCCTGGAGATCGTGTAAACGCGAGTAGTGACATCGTACCGGAGCCCGGCGGCCCGAGCCGCCAAGCACCGGTATCAGATCTCGACGTCGAACTCCTTGTAGAAGTGCGTGTCCGAGCCCTGCTTACCGTGGTTCTCGGAGGCGATCTTCTTGACCCGCTTGAAGACGATCATGTCGGGCGCCTTGCCGTCGACCACCGAGCCGGACGGCTCGGCGACGCGGTCCATGACCTGAGCGAACTCCTGGTTGTAGTCGCCACCGGCCAGAGTCGGGTACGGCGAAGACTTCACCCAGTCGACGATCTCGGCGTTGAACTCGGCTACCGGGTCGCGCTGGAAGGGCCCGTGGACGTCGAGGAGGCGCAGTTCCCTGCCGTCCACCTCGATGGTGACCGTGATCGGAGCCCGGGGATCGTGCATGGCGCCGACCTTGGGACCCTTCCAGGTCTCCTCCAGGTCGAGGAGGCCCTTGAACAGCACCGCGACGTCATTGCGCACGAGCACCGTGTTGGACGAGGTCTCGATGACGTGGCCGTCGTTCTTGCGTACCGGCGCGAACTGGATGACCCTGTAGCCCGGGATGTTCCACTTGCCGTACATCTGCGCCGTCTCCTGGAGGAGCACGGCGTGCGGCCGGGTCTTCGCCAGGAGTGCGGAGTAGGTCTTGTTGACCTCGGCCGGAACCCGCTTGACGTAGACGTTGTGGATGCCGATCCGCACCCGGACCTTGGCCGGGGGCTCCTCGACCGGGGGCACGTTCACGAACCGATGAAGGATCTGAAGACCCTCGGGTCCGAGCGACTCGGCGTCGGGGGTGGTCCCTCGGCCGGTCCCGACCTTGTGCCTGCTCTCGTAGGCGGCCATGGCCTTCCCTGTGGCCGATCCGGCGAAGCCGTCGACCTTCAGGTTGGCGCCGCCCTTGACGTTGAGGGCGTTCTGGATCGCTGCGACACCGTGGTAGCGCTTCAGGGGCTCGCCGGTGATGACGCCAGCGCCCTTCTGGAACTCGCGCTGGACCAGCGGCAGGTCGGACTTGACCGTCGGATCCCACTTCCAGGTGTCCCCGGCCGGTCGGGCGAGGGTGCCCTTGCGGATCTTGTCGGCGACCCGCTTGGCCGTAGCCGCGTTGCTGACGATCTCGAAGTGCATCTCGTCGGCGCGGTTCTGGTAGTCACCACCCCAGCGGACGACACCCTCCAGGTCGCGGAGGATCGCACGGATGCGCCGCTCCTGCTCGTTACTGAAGGTGTTGCGCTTCCCGAGAACGTGGGCAGGCGCGTTCAGATCGATGGCCGTGGCCGAGGCGTGGTTGCTGATCGTGCTGGTCGAGCCACGCACGTTCCGCTTGGCCCAGCCCCAGGACCAGTCCTTGCGGATCTTCTCCACCTCGGAGTCGAAGCGGTCGCTGAGGTAGGTGAAGATGACGTCGACATCGCCGGGCCGAATGCGCCCGGTGATGTGCGGCATGGTTGCGGGCGGCGGCGAGTCGAAAACAATCCAGCCGTTCTGTGACCGGGCCATCACTCGTCACCCGCGTCCGGCTGCTGGTCGCCCTCGGGCTCAACACCGTCCCAGTCGGGCATCGGCGGAGCGTCGGGGTCGGCGACGGGGTAGAACGGTGGTTCGAGGTTCTCGGGCTCAACCTCGGTGTTCTCGGTGTCAGACATGGGTCCTCCAGGGTGGGTGATGGGGTCCAGCGTATCTCACTAGCCCCAGATCTCTCCGGGCTGCTCTTCCTCTTCCTCCTCGAAGGCGTTGAGCACCATCCGGGCGAGCATGCGGGCGCCGACCAGACAGACCGCGCCGTCGATCTTGCGGTTCGACTCGCGGTGCTCCTTGGCCAGCGAGGTGCCGAACCCGCGCGAGTCCGCGAACTCGACGGCGTTGCCGATGTGATTGACCAGAGCCGGGTGTCCGTCGAAGAGGAAGTTGGGGGCGTACTCCTCAACGTCGTTGATCGTCTCGAAGTCCTCGACCGTCTGCTCCGCGCTCTTGATGAAGGCCTTCAGGTTCGGCACCACCGACATGTCGAAGTTGATCGCGTGGGTACCGACGCCGGACTTGACCGGCCAGTACTTCTTGTCGAGGCGGTCCTTGTAGGCCTGCATCCAGGCGTCGAACATCGGCATCCAGTACGACGTCTCGGTGGTCTCGTCCTTGGCGTGCGATGGGTCGCCCCACATGGCCACCACGTTGAAGCGGTCGAAAGCCATCTTCACACGCTGGCCCACGGCGGCCCTGGGGGCGAGCCAACCCTTACCACGCTCGCCATCGGGCTTGGCCCACAGGCCGACCAGGAAGCAGTAGCCGTCCGAGAGGCGGCAGCCGACCAGGGCCGTGGCGTCGTCCGACTTCGAGCCGTCGAAGAAGAGCACGATCTGGTCGGCGGGGTTGATCAGCGTCCAGCCGCACTCCAGCAGGGCCAGTTCGGCCGAGTGTCCGGCGCGGGCCCGGTTCTCCCTCGCCATCGGGTGGATCGCGGCCTTGACGGCGGCCGGGTCGACCCAGGTCTCCTCGGAGGCGACGATCTGGTTGTACCAGAACCGGCGAGACTCGGACATCGAGTTCTCGCTGGAGAGGATGAAGTTGGTCAGTGCCTCGATCTCCAGCCACCAGGAGCCGCCGCGCACCGCTCCGAGCACGCGCCCGATGTAGCGGATCGTCAGCATGTCCTTGATGTCGCCGGGGATCTCGGGGCCCTGGTAGTCCTTCGCCTCATCAGGGAAGATCGGGCGCAGGCGAGCGTCCTTCGGTGCCTCCAGGCTGTCGTAGGCCACGCCGGTGTAGAAGGCCTGGCCCGCCATCTCCTTGTCGTACGACTCGCGCACCAGGCGACCGACGGACTCCTCGTTCGGGTTGTAGGCGTTCGTGATCCAGAGCACCCGGGCACCGCCGCCCTTGGCCTTGGTGATGTTTCGCACGATCGCCTTGCGCATCTCCAGACCACCGTTGGACTTGACCCACTGGTGGGGCTCGTTGCCGATGATCAGCGTTGGCCGGTTGCCCTCCAGGGTTCGAGGGGAGGAGGTCACGGCCTCGATCGCCTTCTGGCCGCCGTACGCGTAGATGACCGTCTTGCCAGGGTCGATCTTGTGCTCGGCGATGCACTTGTCAGTGAAGATGCCCAGGAACAACTTCATCGTGTTCTTGGTCTGGTCGAGCGAGACGGCGGCGGTCTGGATCCACGCGCGCGGGTGTGGGCGCGCGACCGGGTCCTTGGCCTTCAGGCCCTTGTCCGGCAGCGGCTCCTTCGTCCAGCCAGCGAACCGGCAGGGGCCGACGAACTCGATGGCCGCGATGAAGGCCGCGAGAGGATCCTTGCCCCAACCCTTCAATCTTTGCCAAGTTACTTGTCTTTGGATGAACTTGCCGCGCTCGTCGATGGCGTAGAACCACAGGATCATCCGGACCTGCTCGGCCGTCGGCTTGAAGGGCAGGCGGTTGTTGTTCTCGTCCACCTCCTCGCCGAGAAGGTTCTCCTTGGCCCAGTGGATCGCCTGGTAGCCGAGAGTGAAGTGCGGAAGGATGTAGCCCTGCTTGTCGCGCGGGCCGTCCCAGTCGGGGTCCTTGGACCACACCGGCCCCAGGCACTCGGGGATGACCTCCCAGTCGACGTTGCCCGTCACCCAGTCAGCGGTGGTCGGCTGCCCGAGCGTGTAAACGCCGGGAGGCTTCACGCCGACGCCCGGCTCGTCAAGCAGGGTGGTCACTCGAACAGTTCCTCACGCGACTGGACGATGGCCTTGTGGATCTCTCCGGCATCCATGGCCGCCGCGTCGATCTGATTCTGGCGAGTGAGTTCGAGGCGCAGTTTCCGGCGGTCGCCCTCGTTCAGCAGAAGCGCGGTGAACGCCTTCTGGTACGCGGACAGCGAGGCGCCCTTGAGCGGGATCGTGTCCTTGACGACGTTCCCCTCCTCGGTGATGCCGACGACCTGCGGGTTGAGGTCGCGCGAGAGCGACTCGCACACCAGGAAGGCCACGGCCCAGTCCGAGGGCTCGTAGTAGATCGACTGGCCGGAGCGCTGGATCGAGTCCCAGAGCATCCGGGCAACAGAGTGCCAGGTCGGGTCCGGACTCGGCACGACGACCTCACCCTGGAGGACGTGGTCATCCAGGATGACGGCCTCGATGGTCTCCTCGTACGGCCGTCCGGCGTAGTCGGTCTTGTTCCGCCTCCGCCGTTCGCTGGAGCGCTTGGGGGGAGGCCCGTTACCGGGCACGGCCTCAGGCCTCTACGTGGGTCGCCGCGTGCGCCTCGACGTCGTCCGGCTCGATGAGTTCGTCGCACGACTTGCAGCGGCGGCGGCGCCGGTTGACCTTGGGCTTGACTTCCGCCGGAGCCTCTTCAGGATCTTGGCTCGGCTCGGCCTCTGCGGTCTGGGCACTCGGCTCCTCGGGCTCGACGTCGTTCTTCATGGTCGTGGCGATGCTGTCCCAGGTGTCGGCCGGGATGACGGGCTCCGGCTTGCCGGTGTCGTTGGTCGCCAGGGTGCTGAAGTCACCGAACACGGCCTCGATACCGGCGGCGTCCCAGTCCTCCTGCGAGAGGGGCGGCAGCGGCGGCGGGGTCGGCTCGACATCGCCGGTCTCGGGAGCCGGGACCAGGGGGCCGCCGTGCTGCCAGTCCTCGGCCGGGACGTCCTGAATCTTCTCCGTGGCCCACTCGAAAGCCCGCTCGGGGATCTCGCCGGAGACCGGGAAGGTGACGGTGCCCTTGGCCTCGTCGACCTGTGCGCCCTTACCGAGATTCTCCAGAACCTTCTGGGTCTCGGCGTCGCTCTGCTCCAGGTGCTCGTGGACGACCTTCTGCATCGGAGGCGCGTCCACCGGCGCCGGTCGCTTGACCGTGGCTCGGGTGTAGCGCAGTGCGTTCTCGATCGCGAACTTCGCCGGGTTGCCCTCCCAGCCGGGGAGGAGCCAGACGATGTCGCTGGGGACGAGGCGTCGTACGCCTGCGGCCCCGAAGACGTAGGTGAAGCGGCTGATGCCGTAGTCGGGAGCGAGACGGTTCGCCTCGATTCGACTCTTCGCAACGAGCAAGACCTTGTTTGCCATTAGCCGCCTCCTGGGGCTTTACGTCGGGGGTTGGGCCGGATCTGACCGGCTCGATGGGGACAGCGTATCAGTTCAACTTGCTGAACTCGGTCAGGTGCCGCGTGAGGGGGTCGCTGCCGTTGACCAGGCGGCGGCCCCGGGAGTCGGCCACCCACACCACGCCGGTGTCGTCGGTGGTGCGGATCAGGCGGCCGATGCCCTGGACGGCCGAGACCGTCATCGAGTCCTGGTACTTGCCCGGGTTCGAGTTCATGATCGCCTTGTTCACCGGGTCGACGCTCGGGTAGGGCAACTTCCACAGGATCACGCAGCGCAGGGCGTTGCCGGGTACGTCGAAGCCGGTGGCGAACGACGCGGAGCCGAACAGGATGGCGTTGCCGTCGGCCTTGAAGGTCTCGGCCATCTTCTGGCGCTCCGTAGGCGTCGTCTCCCGGCCCTGGATGAGCCAGGTGAGGCCCAGTTCGGTGATCACGCCCGCGAGCCGCCGCTCGGCCTCCTCCATGTCCGAGAACGCCGAGAAAAGCATCAGCACGCCGCCCTTGGCCCGGCGGATCAGGTCCTCGACCTCCTGGAAGCGGATGTCGAAGTTCTGAGGCACTTTCGAGTCGCGGTAGGAGCCGCTGTACTGCGAGAAGCCGATGAAGGCCTTGCGGTAGTCGAAGGGGTGGCCGACGTCCACGAACGGCGCCTCGACGACGCCCAGGCTGGACGCCATGGTCTTCGGGATCGTCGCCGAGACCAGGCCGAAGGAGCGCGAGGTGAGGAGTTCGCGCGAGGAGGCAGCGATGTTGATCCAGTCCAGTTTCAGGCTGCCATCATCGACGTACGCAACAGCGCTGTCGTGGGGCTCCTGGAGGTAGGCGTAGAGGCGTCGGGCGCCCTCCTGGGTCTGACGCTGTCGGGTCAGTTTGTCGCCGGGGTACGGCGCTGGCATCTCGACCGAGCACAGGTGGATCAGATCCTCCATCGGGAAGCCCTTCGTCTCCGAGAGCGCCATCGCCCTCTCCTGCCGCGCGAGCCAGTTGGCCAGGCGCGGCCCCGAGGTCCCGGCGAAGGAGAAGCCCTCCAGGTTCTTGTGGAAGATCGAGCGCGAGGCATAGTCGCGCAACTTCTGCTCCAGCGTGTGCGCCTCGTCCACGAACAGCGAGCCGTCCGGATCGAAGATCTCGGCACCGAGCGGGCGCAGAATCCGGTCGTTGACGATGAGCATGTCGGAGTTCGTGACCACCACGTTGGCGACCATGGCGGCCAGTTTCGCCGCCTGGTAGCCGCACTCGTAGATGGTCTCCTGGGTCTCGTAGGCCTTCATCGTGCAGCCGACCTCATAGCCGTCGCAGCCAGTGACGTACGAGCCCGGCATGACCACGTTGGCCGAGGCGGCGCTCAGGTCGCAGCGGTAGTGGATCTTGCCGCGCAGTTCGGCGAACTTCAGGTCCTCGAAGGCCTTGCGCGCCACCGGCACGTCGCCATCGAGGTACTGGTTCATCAGGGTCAGCGTCGGCGTCACCACGATCGAGGCCTTCTTCGACTCGCGCGCCCGGTCGGCGGCGGCCGAGAGGATGGCGGCCGACTTGCCAGTGCCGGTCCCGGCCTGAGCGATCACGCCCGTGCTGGTCGCGGTGATCAGGTGCTCGAACAGCGCCACCTGGGGCTTGCGAGCGGAGAATCCTGCTGCATCGAGGTACTGCTGGAGTGCGGTTGCCACCTGGGGCCTCCTAGTTGCCGAAGAGCGAGTTGTTGGTGTAGATGCCAGCGCGCGACTCTGCCTTCAGGCCGACGCCGAGAGTGTAGTTCCTGCCGTTGGACTTCTGCACCTGGAGCGTGACGCCGAACAGGTCCTTGATCGTCTTGCGGATCAGATGGGCCGACCGATGCGGCGCGTCGCCCTCCAGGTGGAGCGCGAGGGCGTCGCGGAGATCGTCGGCGCTCTCCCGGTATCCGTCGCCCAGGATCAGGTCCTCACGTACAAACTTCCGGATCCGGTCGTGGTCGTCCAGGGCGGCCTCTCGCAGGGCGTTGGCCTCGTCCTCGTTGGAGATCTCCCACGCCTGGTCGAAGAGTACCCGGTGAGCGATGGCAGCCGCCTCGGCCGGGAGTTGCTCCTCCATGTCGGCCTGCCGTACGTAATCCTCGGACCGCTGGAAGTGGACCGAGGTGAAGCGCCGGAACAGCGCCTTGCCCTGGTCGGGAAGCGGGGCATCGTCCTCGTTCGAGAGCACGATCACCACGCGCTTGAAATCCTCGGTGTACGCGGTCTTGTTCTTCGGGTTGATCCGGACCTGGCCGTCGGAGAGTTTCTTCAGCCAGGCCACGATGACCCGGGGCGAGACCGTCTTCGAGGATTCCATCTCCTCAAAGACGATGAAGGGCTTGTCGGCGACGTCTTCGAGGGCGTGGGAGTCGCGCTCCAGGTCGGCCATCGAGAGCACGCCGACCGAGTCCTGACCGAAGGCGGCCTTCAGGATCTTCACGGTCATGCCCTTGCCGGTGCCGCCGTCGCCCCGGAACTCATAGACCCCGTTCTCCAACTGGAAGATGCGACGCAGCGCCAGGCCGTAGAGGCGACGCTGGGCGGGGTCGGCGAGGCCGTTGCGCAGGATCAGGTCGAGCATCGGCGTCGGGCCCGGAGCGGGATCGTAGTCCACCGGCTTTCGCAGCGTCATGTAGTCGTTGGTGGGCTCGATCCACTGGTTGCGCTGGGGGTCGTACCAGCGAGTCTTGAAGAGCACCAGTGGCCGCCTCTGGGTCTGGCCCCGGAAGACGTCCGGGCGCCACTCCTCGTGCTGTCCCTGGGGGCCCATCCCCGAGGCCATGACCGTGCGGGTGATGATGCCGGTGACCGTGGCCGTGGGGACCATCCGCTGGATCACGGTGTACTTGCTACCGTCGGGCTTCTCCTTGCGGGCCTGGACCTTCAGCGTGTTCAGCCAGGAGGTGACCATGTGGTCGATCTGAGCCTTGTCGAAGGCCGTCCACTGGTCGTTTACACGAGCCATCAGGGTGCCCATGCCCCGGTAGAGCGGCTTGGACTCGGTGAGGAAGTTCGCCCTGGTGAAGTCGTCGGCGAGATACCAGGGCATGTCGCCCTCGTCCTCGTAGATCGTCTTCGCATCGGGTGGAGACATCTCATCATCGGACTCGCCAAAAGGGCGGGTCGACGGCGCCTCGAACCTGATGCTCGGGTTGTTGAAGCCGACGAGATCGTTGATGTCGTTGTCGACGCTGGCGCCCAGCGGGCTGTTGAAGCCCTCGCGCAGGGCCTTGATCATCGTGTTGCGCTGGTGATGGTCGAACGGGAAGCGGCCGTTGGCCCGGCAGGCCTCCTGGACGAGTTCGACCGCGCGCTCCTTGGTCAGGATCCCACCGGCGGCAAGGCCTCCGATGATGAAGCAGGAGCGGTTCAGGGTGGAGTGCTTGTCGCCGTCCTGGGCGGCCAGGAGCATCCCCAGGGCGTTGCGCAGGCGTACGTCGGACTCGTCGATGTTGACCTCGACGGCCTCGGTGACGGCGGCCAGCGACTTCTTCTTCTGGGCTTCCTTCTCGTCCTGCCAGGAGCACAGGGTCTCGAAGAGCCAGTCCGGCATCGGGATCGGGTCGGACTCGTCCTCGATGCGGTAGCCGGTGCCGTCCGAGCACGAGGAAGGCGGGGCGAAGACGATGCGGCCGTTGGCCCGCAGGTCGACCGCGCCCATCTTGATGTCGTCCACCTTGTGGAGCGCCAGGCCGGTGTCGTTCTTCGTGAACCGCTCCATGCGCTCGTCCCACGCGAAGCCGTAGTGCTTGCCGAACGAGCGGGTCTCCACCGTCCAGGTCTCGGGCTCGCCATGCTCGGCGAGGAGGGCGTCCCAGCGCGGGCAATCGCCGTCCACGTCCACGAGCATCACGCCGGAGATCGAGCCGGTGCGTACGCCGACCGCCTCCGCCGCCGAGGAGCCCGGCCGCTGGACCGGCATGTCCGCCGTCGCCTTCTCCCAGGCCTCGACGCCTTCAAGGACCTTCTTGCCGTCGGCGTCGATCGCGATCCGGTTGATGTACACCGTGGGCCAGCCTCGCGACTGGTAGTCCTCGGCGGCCCTCTCGATCGGGGTGAGTTCCAAGGGGGTGCCTTCTTTCTGACCTAGCAGGTGGGTGATGCGGGCACGTCGTCCCGGGCGGGCGAAACCGATGGTACGCCTGATCGCTGGGCCAGCATACCAACTATGGGCGAGTCGGCGTCGGCGGGACGCCTTCGAGATGGTCCCTGGAGCCGCAGATGGCCCTAATTAAGCCCCAAGCACTGGCACTGCCATAGTCACTGGCCAATGCACTAAGCGTTTCCCCTGGTCAACCCTACTATTACTACCTATTAGTGCCTAAGTGCCTATAAATCAGGTAGTAAGGTCACATGTAGTACAGGGGTAATAAGCCTTATTAACGTATGGATCTCTCCCGCACATGTATAGGCTAGGTCAGAAAAAAAAATGGCACTTCGTCACTTTGGCACTATTTTAGGGTCTTTCCGCAGGTCAGAGCGGGTTTCCAAGAGCACTTACGGGCAGTCCCGAGTGCTTTGGGTTCAGCACTTTGGGCCCTGCGGCTTAGTTCGTCTCACCATGTGGACAGTCCTTAACGCCCTGTTAGTCTGTTGAGCATGAACCTGACCCAGTACGTAGACGTGGCGATCCTGATGGTCGCCTGCATCATCTACGGGATGGTCTTCGCCGTCGCGGTGCTCCTCGTGCTCAAGGAGGGCAAGATCGAGGCACCCGCGTTCGAGCGGATCATCTCCCGGTTCCAGGAGCGGCAGCGCCAGAAGACGGCCGCGCTCGTGGATGAGTACGAGGACTACCTGGTCCGCTATGAGCGCTGGTACATCAAGCACTGGCACCTGAAGGTCTCCAGCATCGACCTCTCCCTGATCGCTCCCTCCTTCGACACATGGCGCGAGGCGAGGGGCCGATGAGCGAGCATCCTCTAGAGCCCCAGTACCGCGACGCCCATGAGTTCGCGCGCGAGATGGTCACCCTGATCAAGTTCGGCCAGGAGAGCGGCCAGGACGACAACGAGATCGCCGTCGCCATTCGGGGGCAGATCCGCCAGAAGATCCGCGAGTGGACCGACGCTGGCAGCCCGGCCCGCGTATGGATCCTCGTCGAGGTCCTCTGCTTCGGCGTTGCTGGATCCTTCGAGGACCTCAGCGACTGGTCTGAGTCCGTCATCAACGCCCTGTCCGAGGAGGACCGATGAGCCGCCCATTCATCGCTCAGTACCGAGGCGCCTGCATCGCGTGTGACGGTTCAGTCGAGCCCGGCCAGGAGGTTCGCTTCGTCGGAACCGGATGGCTGGAGCACGTCGCATGCCCGAAGGAGCCGACGCCGGGTCCCATCTGCGGCGGCTGCCAGATGGAGATCCCAGCCGGTCTCTCCGAGTGTCCGGACTGCGGATGAGGACGCCCTGGGAGGAGCGACCACTGTTCGCTCGCGATGCCGACGTCACCGTCTACTGGCCCGACGTCCGGCCGGAGTACGACAACGAGCAGGACGACACCTGGCGCCCGGAGGACGTCGATGACTGCCCCGGCGCCGGGGTGTGCGAGGGTCACTGCGACCAGCACCAGTGCATCGACGGCTGCTGCGGTGGCGGCTGCGAGGCCTGCCTAAGCATGTGTCCGGGGTGGCACGAATGACGCGCGGCGCCCACTTCGACTGGCCCCAGACCGCCTACCGCGTTGTCGTACGCAGCGGGGACGAGGTCATCGGGATGTATGGCCCGTTCCGCAAGCCCGAGTCGGCCGAGATCACCAAGGTCCGCATGCAGAACACCGCAAAGCGCGCGGGATCACAGGTCGACGTACGGATCCAGGTCTGCCACCTGCGCTGGGATGACACGGGGCTCTAACCGAACACCTGCGCGCATACAGTCCACCCCCGAGCCATCCCCCGGCTCGGGGGTGCTTCGTTCTCTAGTTGTCCAAATGGTGAGACTCGTACAGCGTACGAAGTGCT